GTTTTCAAATTGAATTAAATATTCTTCCGCTATTTTAAAATTATCAAAAGATGTTAGATATGTTTTGTTATTCTGTCTTAATAAATAACATCTATATTCTTCATTTATATAAGTATTTGTTGAATTCATAAAACTACCATCCCTACGTTCTATTTGACCTATTACATCACCAATAAATTGAAATTCCTTAATGACCATTAATGTTATATTTTATTTAAATATTATAAAATTTTAACATTTTTTTAATCCCTTCTTTTATTGATATAAAATTATCATATTTTATATGTTTTTTTAATTCATCCAAACTTGGTTTTCTCCATTTTGTATCATTTTTCCACGCTTCTTTATAAATAATATTAAATTCTAAACCCATAATTTCATGGATAATTTTTGATAATTCACCAATTGTTATTTCTTCATCAAAACCTATATTTAAAATTTTATTATCTACATTTTTTATTAGTTGAACCATTATCTCAGTGTGATTGGTTACATAACAAAAAGAACGGGTTTGATTTCCATCCCCGAATAGGTAGAATTGTTCACCTGATTTAATTCTTTCTATAAATTCAGGTATAACCTGACCATATCCGTTCGTTGCCATTCTTGGTCCATAGGTATTAAATGGTCTAACTATTAGATAATTTTTTTGATTTTCTTTGGACCATAATCTAACCAAATATTCACCTATGGCTTTTGATGACGCATACGAATCCCTATCTGATAATGAATCTAAAATAATATATTCCGTCTCTTTTGTTGGGACTTTGGGTTCAGGTCCATATACTTCAGAAGATGACGCATAAACAATTTTCTTAACCGATTGACCGCAGGAATCTAAAACATTTTGAGTTAAAAGAATGTTATCATTACAAACCTTGTATGGGATATCATAAAAATATTTTGTTCCATTAATTGCAGCATAATGAACAACAATTTCGGGATTTTCAATATCCATCATAGTTCTTGTCTGATTTAAATCCCTTAAGTCCAATTCATGAAATCTAAAATTATCATGATTAGGTAAATTTGATTTTTTACCTCTAAAGAAATTATCGGCTCCAACAACTTGATACCCATTTAATAAGAGTGAATCACATAAATGTGACCCTAAAAATCCTGCCGCTCCCGTGACTAATACCTTCACTTTATTTTCTCATCCCTTTTGGGACTTTTTTTATAAATTTATCATTTTCCTCATCAATGAATTTGAAAATGTCGACATCAATATTATATTTTTTACACAAGACTTTCATTGCTTTAGTATCTTTAGGTAAACATACACCAGCATAACCACCAAATTCATCATTAACATTTAAGTAATGACTTTCACCTACACCATGGAATAAAAATGCGTCTTTAATTGCCCCGTAATTGGCTCCAAAGTGTTGGCAAACTTTATGAAATGAATTTGCGAATGTAATTTTTGTTGCTTTATATGTATTTGAAAAATACTTCATTAGTTCGGCTTCAACAATTTTCATTTTCATTTTGTGAACAGGTAAATTACCATGACTTTGAACAATTAAATTGTAATCATGGTCACTTTCAGTACCAACTACAAGTATGTTGTTGTTAAATACAAAATCATTAAATGCACATCTTTCTTTTAAAAATTCAGGTACAAAAACAAACCTACGGTTTGGATAAACATTTTTTAATTTATCAGTAGTACCTGGTTCTACTGTACTTTTTATTGCAATCAAACCGTTGTAGTTTAATTCATTTAGTTGACTTACTACACTATGTACCGCGGATAAGTCACATTCTTCATTTAAACCGATTAGTGTACTAACCGTTAAGTAAACGATTTCACAACCTAAAACATCTTCTATTTTTGTCTCAGACATTTTTATATCATAAATAGAGACTTCGTGTCCAATGTATTCAAACCCTTCTTTAATCGCTTGACCTACAACACCAATACCAATGACTCCAATTTTCATAAAACACTTTTTATTTTTTTTCAATTATTGCAACACCCCATTTACCATATGGTGGAAACGAGGATTCTTTATTTGAATAATGTATTTCTATATTTAAAATGTTATTTTGTAGATATAAATTTTCATCATCTGTTACAAAATTTGATTTCAAAATACCTTTATCTTTAAAATCAATAATAGTATTATATGTTTCTATATTATTAGGGACGTTTAAAATTACCTCACTTTCAGGAATAGTAATATCTTCAATAATATAATAACCACCCGATTTTAAATGTGGAAATAAATGTGCAAATGAAATCATTTGATGGTTTGGTTGGTGGGAACCATCATCCACTATTATATCAAAATCTTCGCCACCAAATAAGTTGTACATTGATGTTAAAAATAATCTATCTCCTTGGTCCCCTTGTTGAAAAAAAACCCTATTTGTTTGTGTTAACTCTTTTACAATTTCATCAGTTAATTTTCTATTAATATCGTCAATGCAGTGTATTTTACTATTTATAAAATACTCATACCACATAGCGATAGATTGCCCACTCGCAACACCAATTTCTAATAATCTAATTTCATTATTTTGTACATTTTTAAACAGATTTTCATAAACAACAGAATAACCATGATAACCGGGTGCACCTATTGCTTTATCTGTTCCCCATTTGTATGCCAAATCGTATAATGTTTTTAAATTTTCTTGACTCATTTTTATTAATTTTCTCTTCTATCGTTGGGTTGATAGTGTTTAATTCTATCGTGCCAAATCGGTGATGCCAATAACACCGACGGTTTTAGTTTATTTTCTTTTGTCAATTGATACATATACGACATCCAAGTTTGTTCAAATGGGTGTGCCCAAGTTGTTTCAATAAACATTTTATAATTACCTTCTTTACTTACAATCATCGGCCAATTTGCGTAATAAATTTCACCATCAATGTAAGATAACCCATCCATACTTCTAATATTTTTGAAATTAGTTAGGGGCACATTTGGGTCTAAACCTGTTACAGGTAGTTTATCATAATGAGGCCAATCTCTTGTTCTAATATTTTGTGGTACATTGTACCAAGAACATTGTTTATCGTTATCGAAATATACTTCAGTGAATGATAGTTTAAGAAAATCAAATTGTTCTTTTAACATGATTCTGTGCACCAAATTATAAAGGTTTGGAATGTATTTTCTAAAACCATTTCTACAAAATTGTCCTTCTAATTCGGGTGGATTGACCGTCATATCATCTTCAAAGAAAAACATGAAGTCAGCATCTGAATTATGAAAATGTTCTGCAGCTGATTGTCTACCACCACATATACCCGTATTACCCTCTAAACTAATGTATTCAAAATTATACTCTTCGGCAATTTTTCTATTTTCACTTCTAACCTCTTCAGTTGTTGAATTATCTAATAAAACTAAATGAGGTTTAGTTAACCACTCTGATGTCTTTTTCATTGACTCTATGGTATGCAATACTTGTTCAGGAAAATTAAAAGTTAAAATGTATAAATTTGTTTTAACTTTCTCAACGTCTCTATCTGTATATTTAATAAAATTTTTAGAAATCGATGGTAGTTTTGTTTCGATAATTTTAATATTATTATCTATTATCGCTTGTGTGAATTTCACAATCAATCCATTACCGTCTAATTCAAATCTTTTGTAAATGTGAGGTTCTAAATAGGACATTAAAGTAAATATACTTTCTTCCGTACCCATATATCCCGTATTTAGTGTGTTCGTTAATAATGAGTAGTATGTTGCATTCGCTTCGTTTATTTGTTGTTTATGTCCACCAAATAAACCACCTCTACACACATATTCGACTTTGGTTCCCGCGATTTTATTCATTTCACTAAACGTAAATCCATGGATTTCAGTATTAGCCTCATACGGATAACTTAAGAATAAAAATGGGTTACCGATTTCTGTTAATTTATCTAATACTTTATTTCCAACAAAATGACCATGCGGTACGGTATTAGTAATACCAGCATCTAACCAAAAGAAATATTCAGTGTTAAAAGGATTCCAAATCGTCGCACTATGTAATAAAAACATTTTTGATTGTACTATCGGATTATAATATTCTAAAACCGCTTGCGGTGACCCTGACAACCAACCAGCTTGGTCTAACCAATCAGGGTTAGTTCTTATATTTTGAGTTTTATCCCAATGTGGTTTATATATATCATTTTTTATGTCATCTAATTCATAAAGTTTAACAAATGTGTTTTCTTTAGAACGTTTTTCCCAAACCAAATATTCATATTCTTTAGAAATATAAATAAACATGTTAACAGGTATATCTAAAAAATTTTTAAAATGTTCTATATAATGGTTAAAATCTCTACCAGGACGATTTATGTTCCATAATCCTGTTACTATTGTTAAATCTTTATTGATTACCTCTATAGTTGGTTTTGATAAATAATTAAATAATTTAGTTTTTTCTTCTTGAGATAAAGATTGTATTTGATTTTTTAATAATATGATATTATCAATATCATTAATATCACTAATAATGTAATCATTAAAATTAGAGTTAATAAAACTTTGATATGTTTCTGGTATCGAAAATTGTTGTGTTTCAAGAAAAATAGTGTTATTATCTCCTTTAACAAATAAACCATAATCAAATCTTAAACAAAATGGTTTATATCCCTCAAAACGTTCAAAAAAATTAATAAATGTTAAATCATCCTGTAAATGAATTTCATATTCATTTTCAAAGTGTATTCCTTGAGGAGAATTAAATGGGACACCTATAATAACATCGCTACGATTAATTTTATTTAACAACAATTTAGCATCTTCTAAGGATATATGTTCTATAACATCACCAAAAATAATCAAATCATATTCATCGAAATCAATGTCTAATTTAGTTATGTCACCAATTATCACTTTTTTATATTTTTCAGTTAAGTTATAATCTTTAACGTAATTAGAAAAAACTTCAACACAATCTAAGTTATTGTACCCTTCATTATGTAACATATCATAATATGCACCTGCACCCGCACCTACATCTAAAATTTTAATAGACTTATCGTATTTATTTAATATGTAATCTTTGGTTTGTTGTTTAAAATATCCTGTACTAAATGGCATAATTTTAATTTTTTTTATAATTATTCTATCGTGATTTTCATTATAATTTATTAATTTAATTAAATTAATAAATGATTACATCCAACCCATATTAATAAATTTCATATGGTTGTCATCAATATTTTTGTTTCGATGTATATTACAACCTTCAATACCCTCATGTGTTGTATGTGAAATAACGGGGAATGTTAAAACCCCACCTTTTTCTCTCCATTGTTCGATAGTAATAAGAGGTTCTTCATTACTATAGAATCTAACTAATTTTTTAAACCCATGTTTACCCATATATGCAGAAAAAGATACATCGTCATTCCATGAAGCATCCATAAATTCTTCATATAAATCATCTTTGAAAAAATATCTTTGATATGAGATTGTTTTATAGTGCTGTAAAAATTTAACATAAACATCTTTATAAACTGAAACAACAAAAGTATTTCTAACATCATCGAAATCAGTTGGGTCAACACATCTACTACCATCATACCCACAGGCAGTATTTATATATGTTTCTTGATTTTTAACTTGTTCCTCAACCATTTTTGGGTGGTAAACTAAATCATCATCACATACAATTAGAATCGCGTCAGGTTCAATAACTCTTTTTAGTGTTGGTACTAGTTTGGTCATTGTACCCAAATCATCCAATCCTTCAAATATTTTAAACTTTGGATATCCATTTGATAAATCCCTCATCCATTGAGGTACAACATATATTTCATCCGTTAATTTACTTACAGATGGAACATTTAAATGTATTTCATATTCACCATCGTAATCTTGCTCAATTAGAGATTTGATATTACTCTTTATCCCGGACTCATATTCCGCAGATAATCTAGATGGTATTGTTGTTAATGTTACAATAACCCTTCTTTTTGGTTTCATAATTAAATTCTTAATTGTTGTTAATATTGACATAATTTATTTTTGAAAATATATTTTATGATTATTTTGTGTAAATTCGTTGTATATTTTTTGGTCCATATAACCCATATGATGTCCACATTGGACTCTAAATTCATTAAATCCCGAATCAGGAAAAGACAAAGGTTGAACAATTGGGAAAGAGTGAGAACCCCTACCGTTACTATTAACCGCTCTCCAATCTCTTTCATTTTCCCATGTTGCACATATATATGGTATTTCTTTTAATCTAAAATAATAACCTGTTAATACATCATCATTTGTCGCCATAGATAAAAATGATTCATCCATAAAGTCCTCACCAAAATAATTTCTTTTATATGACACCGAATGCCAATGTCCCGGTTGAATAACTTGACCATCATATTTTATTGGAAAATAAAAATGTGTTGGACTTAAAGTATATTTTGTTTCACCATCTTCTACCCATTCTCTTTTTTCAATACAATTGTCACCCCTGAAACAAATCATGGAGTTGGGATATTGAGACATTTTTTTTAAATGATACTCTAACATGTCTTCGTGATAAATGTGGTCGTCGTCACAAACAATCATAACATCATCAGGATTTGTTATGTATAATAGTGCTCCTGTAATTTTAACCACAGGACCGTAGTCTTTTTCGACCCTATTAATTATTAATTTAGGGTTTTGGTTTACAAATTCAATTAAATCATTTGAAATGATATAATCTTCATCATTGTTATTTTTGTACTTATATGGAATATTTAATAAAACCTTATATTCTTTATCCGTTTTTTGATTTAGTAAGGATGTTAGATTTAATTTAAATGTTTCCCATAAATTAATCCGCTTTGGTACTGTTGTTAGTGAAATGTAAATCATTTTATAGTTTGTTTATTAATTTTATAAAAGATAATGAATGTTCTGGTTTATTTAAATCGTTTTTTCTATCAAATTCGGGATTCGGGTAATCATTCATATCCAATTCAATTTTTTCTGCTATTTTGAATAGATTAAATAACTTACTATAAACTGACTGATTAGTAGAAACTAACGATTTATTAATAAATGTCATTTCAATAATATGAGGTAATGTTATTTCAATATTATACTCACTATATGATGAAGACCCACCATAATTATTACAATGTATATGACAATGGTAAAAATAATCGTTAATTTTTTTGAGTGAGTCAAAATAATCTTGCAATAATCTTGGATTTGCCACAGGATGAAATTCTACAACAATTCCTACCACAATTTCAGATAATCTTTTCATGTCACAATTTAAAAAGAACGGGAATTCCGCACCTTCAATATCCATTTTTAAAAAAACTTTTTCTTTAATTCCACTTTGTTCGTAATGGGTGAAAAATGTATCCAAATCAGTTTCTTTTTGGTAGGATAAACCTTCTTTTTTAAACATCATAAGGTTTTGTAAATCATGAGGTATACCCGCACCTTCTACTGTGTGGTCATATGAAAACGAAGGTTTATTTGTTTTTCTAACGTAATCAATTTCAAATGAAATATCTGAACCAACTCCATAAGAAAATAAAGCGGCACTTGAATCCAAGATTAATTGAGGTACAACATACCCACCGTCCCATTCGTTACCTAATCTAACTTTAGGTGATTTTACGTCATACAATTTTAATTGTTCTATCATTTTATTTTTATTTTTAAATTATAATAATCCCATTTTTTCAAAAAAATCAAACAGTTTACCTCTGTCATAAATATGAACTTCACCATCTGATAATTCTTTAATCATATAACCCTCACTATCACAATATAAGGAATGTACATCAATATATGAATAGTTATTTTCTTCACATTTATTTTTTATTAAATTATTCATTTTTTCAACATAACGTAATCTATCAGTATCAAGACCAATTACGGGATATTGTTCTTGAAATCTACTATAATCATAATCACCAGTATGGTATTTAATTGCGGGAACTACACTCATTACCGCAAATTCATTGTAATTTGAATTTTTAATTGATATAAAATAATTCGTAACTAATGTAGATATAACCTCATCTTCGTCTCTACCGTGTAAATTAATCTGATTCCAAATATGACAACGACAATCTATTTCACCAAACGCTAACACCCACAACCCCTCTCTAGAAAGCTCGTTTCTTGGAATGTAATAATTATCAAAATTTTCTTCTAAGCCAACTTTACCGACTCGATACATTGTTACCGGCCCCACATTTAATGTCCTAATCTTTGGGTGACCGATGTGAAACGTATTTGCATGCGAATCACCAATTACCCATATTTTTTCATATCTTTTTTGTGAAATTTTTTTATGTAAAATGTTTTCAATGGTGGTTGTATATACATGGGTGTCGGTGATTTCTAAAATTGGCACGTGTAAATTGTAATATTCGGTTAATGGTTTTTTATTTTTCTTTATAAAATCGGATATAGTTTTAATGTCATCATAAACAAAGTCATGATTAACCCATCTTTTACCTATATAAAAAGTGTCTTCTGGTCTTGTTAAATGTCTACCAATATTAACACCAAAATCACTAAAAAAAATATATTTTGAAGCATCATGAAATTCATATCCAATATTTTTAAAGTATTGCATGATAAAAGGACAAATCCAACTAGTGTCTAAAATTTGTATAGTACTATTAACATAAAAATTGTATTTTTCAGATGTAAATAATTTTTCAATTGTTTGATTCCATATCTCAAAAAATAATTTCATGTCTTGGATATTTTTAAAATGAAAACCCCTAAAAAACCCGTCGCCAGCCCCCATTTTAAAATCGTTTGTTGGAAAATCAATTTGTTTAAAATTTGGAATAACAAGTTCATTAAAAAACTTAACAAATCCATCCCTATTGGGATGGTCGCCCTGAAAGGCTGTGTGTAAAACACCGGAGGGGACTCTATTGAAAAATTTTTCAATTAACGATTCATCATTATAAAACATAAAATCAGAATCAATAAGAACAAAGTTAAGTATGTTGTTTTCAATTAAATATGGAAATATAAATCTTTGAATATCAAAAGGATAAAATAATTTTTTATCTCTATTATAAAATTTAAAATTAATTAAACTATCAAAATATTCTTCTTCATTATCTACATTTAGTAATAATTCGTGTTTTAAACTTATTGGATAATTTTTTCTAATTTCATCCATTGAAACAAAATTAAAATCTTTATCGTATCCCTTTTCTTTGTATATCTTCAAAGAAAAATCATCGGTAAATATAATTATGTTATTTTTTATTATACTTGGCGATGCTCTTTTTATTAAATCCAATCTGTACATCATAATTGGACCTGTAATTGTTATTATAAATTTTCCACCCATTTTAATTGATTATAATTTACTGTAGTATCCACCCAAAACAAAAAATGTTTTTTCGTTTTTACTTTTTTTTATTGAATTTTTGAAATTTTCTTCCGTTGCGACTCTAAAGTCAATACTAATTCTAGTATCTTCAGTGGTATTGATTTTATTACCGTGAGTTAAATTGGTACCGTCCCACTTAACAACCTGACCATAATTACATTCCATTGGAACAAAATCACCTTTATCTTCTTCAGTTTCATACCAAATAGTGTTAGTGTCGTATGAATTCGTAAACGGCAAATAATAATTATCTTCTTTTATTGACTTATGCCATTCCTCATCTCTCAAGTCTTTGTCTTTGTGAAACATACCGACAGATAACCCATTTGGAAAATGTAACCTAAATGTGGGTATTGATTGATAAATTAAGTTTTGACCATCATATTCTTTTTTAATTACCTCCAAAATAAACTTTTCATATAAAGGTTTAATTTGTGAGAAGTTTTTATAATAAATTTGATGGTATTCTGATTGTTGAAATTTATGTGTGTCGATTATGGATTTTTTAGAAATTTCATCAATTTCAAATTTTTTGTGTATTTTAGATAAATCGGTACACTCAAAAATTCTTGATATAATTTCTTTAAATTGATAAACATTACTATCGTAATTAATTTTTTTCATTTTTATTTTTTATTTTTTTATACCCCAAAAATATAGGTCATAGTGTTCTTCATTTACCTCAAATTTATAATCTAAAAAAATGTCATCAACGTTGACACATTTTCTTATATCTTCTTCAGTTAGATTTTTATAATATTCATTATCCCAATCTTCACGTATAACATTTGGCATCGTTTTCCAATTATCGTATTTTTTCTTAGATTCCTCCTCTAGTGATTTTACACCATGTACTGGTCGTCCCGTTGTTGCACATGTAAATAAAAACAAACCACCTGATTTAAGTAATCTAACAATGTTTTGGATTGTTTCTTTATAATATGGGTTATGTTCAAAACATTCACACGATATTATCGTATCATAGGTGGAATCAGGTGCGCTATAATCTTGTGCCGGACACACAATATCAACACCCGGACCCGGTCCAATATCTAAACCACTATAATCACATTTGTCGAAAAATTCATTTTCAGTGCCACATACGTCAAAAGTACCCACACCTAAAACTTTTTTATTAATAAAAAATACTGGATATGTACTTTTTATTTTATTTACGAAATCTACTTGTTCTTTATGGGCCATAAGTTACTATTATAATATATACACATATCAATTAAATAAATTTTGAAAAGAAACTTGATTTTGGTTTTTCTAATTCACAATTTTTAACATACACAGTCTGTCTACCCCACAAAACCTTTACATAACCATTTTCTAATAAGTATGGTGTTAGTAACTTATCTTTACCACCAAGGTCGGTATCAAAATCAGTGTCATCAATTGAAATTAGATGAATATCTGACAGTTTATCTTTTGCAACCATGAAAGCCTCTAAATGTTTTTCCGCAAAAGAATCCGTCCCAACGTCCCAACCATCCAAAAACAATAAATCAATTTTTTTATTAAAATTTTTTAAAAACTCAATACCATCTTGTGGTATATGTATGTGTAAATTACTCGGAATTGGTTCTTTAATATGATGTTCATAAGAGCTTTCTATTTGTTGTTTACACGTTGGGTCAATATCGACAGTATAGACTTCAAAACCTTCTCTAACCCAGTAATAAGTTGAATGACCATCTTGACAACAAGGTGGAGCATCTTTACTTTCTAATTTCATCGAATTGTTATGGTAAGAAATACAATTTTGAGTTAATTCTCGTCTTGTTGAACCAATTTCAACAACAACGTTTCCACCTATTATTTTTAACAATTCAACGGTTTTTGTTATCCACGGTGCGGGATAATTTCTAATAGAATTTTCCTCGTGTGTTAAACTATTGTGGTTCCAATAGTAGGTTGTTTTTTTAAAATTATCACACGCTTTTAATACTTCAATAAATTTATTCATATTTTAATTTTTTTATTTTAATTTTATTTCTTTTCTTTCGGCCCAACCTCTTTCAGGTGAATGGGCCCAAAATACCACTCTTGATGGTTCTTTTTCAATATAAAACATTTCTTCATAGTGAATTTGATGTCCATGTGTTAGAAAATTCTTTAGTTGTCCATTGTCGATGTACTTACTAAATATCGACTCCCCGTTTTCATCATCATATGCAACCAAAATAAAGTCATAGTCGTTTTCAGGTAAATCTTCTCTATGTATTGTCACCAAATAATAAAACGAACGAGTAAATGAATTTTCCCATTCTTCTTCTGTTTCAAATTGTGGGTTTGGTGGTGGTTTATCATCAATTGTCCATTTTTGAAATGCCCTATTTTTAAAGTGAATACCGGCATATTTTTCATAATCACGAATGGTTCTTACTGTACCTAAACCATACGGTCCCAAATCATGACCATTGTCTTCACCTGTTAACATTTGTCTTATTCTCGAACGACCAACTTCCTGTTGTTTCCACCACATAGGTTCACCTCTTTTATGTTGGTCATCCCAAACCAATTTTCCCGCTCTTTCTTCTCTCATTGTGGCATGCCAAATAACAACTTTGTGTGGGTGAAACAAATCATATCCATATGTAAAACTTCTAACAGATAAATTTATTTCTTCACCAGCAAAAAAGATATTTGGGTCGTGTCTAACTTCCTTAGCCCATTTATTTGGACCAAAGCAAAAGTGACCACTAATAAATCTTGCGGGATATGGTTTGGTCAAATGTTGCCAACCACCTCTTACTCCTGCAGGTCTAATAAAAATAGTTCCGTGAGGATAAAAACATTCCGCCCTTGAAAACCAAGGTTCTTGAACTCGTTTTTCGGGGTCATTAAATGGGTCATAATAAGGTAAGTACCCACATATTAAAGGGTTGTGACCATCGTTTTTTAATTCATAGTACCAATTAAGTAACGTTGTGTCCCAATTTGTATCAAATCTATGATGTGAATCTAATTGACAGACAAATTCCTCGTCTGTCAATAATTCATCATTAATCACCCCCCTTGCATATGCCAAACCTTTTGCTTCAGTATAAACAATGTCTTTGATTTTAAATCTCGGGTCATCTCTATACTCATCAATATTGTCAAAACCATCTTCAGGGTTGTATTGTCTACATATCCCAAAACATATTCTTTCAGGAAATTCGGCATTTTCCAATGCACTTTTAATCGTTGGAATCAATTCTGGTTCTCTATACGCTGGTAGATGAACTAAAATCCTGTCTAATTTCGATATTTTAGGTGTAGGTGTTATTTCAACTACCTCAACACTAAAATCTAAATTAAAGTTTTCCCTCGAGCCTTTCACCCCATCCATGTTCAGCGGAGTGGGGCCAAACAATCCATTTTGAAACTCTTTTTGTTGTTTCGAAACTTCTCCATAGTTTACAATATCCATCTTTGTCATTTTTCATATTTTTTATTTCATTAGGGTCGGCATCTTGTCTAAAAATTTCATTACCTTCGTCATCTTCAAATGCAACCGCCCAAAAAGTATAATCATCGTGTGGTACATCATGGAAACCAATATCAATGCAATGTTTAAATCTAATCGAAAATGAATTTTCATATTCTTCTTGACTTTCAATAACAGGATTTGGTGGGTATTTTTCATCCAATGTATATTGTTGGACCCCCCTCTTTTTAAAAGATATGCCCGCATATCTCTCATAATCTTCTAGTGTTCTGTGTTTACCAAAACCATAATCACCCCAATTTATATTATTGTCATCAACCTCCATACCAAAAAGTTTCCTGTTTTTATAATAACAATAATCATTTCTTTTGGGCCAATCTTTATCGTCATCCCATTGTTTTATTGAACCTCTTCTGGTATAATAGTGCCAAATTATTGTTCTATGTAAATGAAATAAATCGTAACCCCACGTAAATGACCTAACGCTCACAGATATTTCTTCACCATGAAAATAATATTCGGGGTCGTGCGGAACTTCAATAACATGTTGACCCAATGTAAAACAAAAATGTGCGGAATAAAATCTGGCACCAACTGGTTCCGTTCTTTCTTTATAATCATCTATCGATGATGGTAAAAAATGAACATTCCCGTCAGGACTAAATCTATCAAAATTCATCCTCCACGGAACACTTTCTCTATTACTATAATCTGAACCGGGTTCATAATGGGGGATATAACCTGTTAACATTGGTTTTTGGTAACCTCGTTCTTGTAACTTTTTTAATTCCAATATCAATTCCACATCCCAATTTTTTGTAAATCGGTGATGTGAATCTAATTGTAATGTATATTCTTCGTTATTATATTGTTGTTGAAGCAAATTTCTCGCCCAACACACACCTTTTGACCTTTTATAATTTATATCGATTATTTTAAATCTGGGGTCATTTTTATATTCGTCCAAATTATCCCATTCATCGTCTTCTGAGTGTTGCCACGCTATTGAAAACACTAAATTATCAGGGTTTTTCGCGTTAGATAAACAATCTTTTAATGTAGGTAAAAGTTCAGGGTCTCTATAGGATGCGATTTGTACAAAAATTTTTCCATTATTTGACATAGATAAGTAATTTTAGAAAAAAAATATATATTAATTTTAATATTGTAAAGTCACATTTTGTTTTTTCATTTTTTATTCGTATACTTTTAAAAAAGACCATGGGTAACTATCCTAAAATCGTAATAGACGAAACAAATAACTTTATTAACTCACTTAAAGATATCAATTTTTTTGAAGAAAATGAAATTCAAATTGATTCTTCAATCGTTGATTTAGTATGTAAAAAATTAATTATAAAATTCATTAATGGTGAGATGTCAGAAGATGATGATGTTTTCGATTATTTTTCAGAAGACGAACTCTCAAATCTCTTAAATGAAATAATTCTTTTGGGTACATTAAATTGTTTGCGGGAAAAGGGAATCATCGATTCTATTGAAAATGAAAATAACGAAGAGTTATTTTTCCTCACAAAAGAAGGTAAAGACTTAGCAAACAAAATTATAAAATAAATTACTTGGTTGATTTTTCATCAACGGATTGTTGATAAGTCATCTTCTTGTGATTCTTTACTTTGGTTTTTAAAGTTTTTAACACGTTGTATGCATCAACCAAATTAGTGTGAATAGATTTGATTCTACCATTTGTTAATGTTTTTAAACCATCGGGAACCGAATCTTCTAATTTTCTAAATTCTTTTATTGTCTCCAAAATTTGTGATTCTAATTCATCCATTTTAAATTGCACACGACCATAATCTGTTCTACTTACTTTAGACGTTTCTTCCAATAAAATATTATCTAATATTTTTAATATTGTATTTTCTTCAATTTTTTTGTTCATCATATTAAATAAATATTTTGACTTTTTAGTTTGGCAAGTTCTTAAATTTTTTATATATTTTAAAAAAAATAAAAATGAAACTATTCGATTTTGATGATATTTTAATATCCCCAACAAAGTTATCTGATGTTCGTTCAAGAAACGAAATTAATATTAGATATGAAGATGGTATGTTACCATTAATGACCGCACCAATGGATACTGTTATTAATTTAGATAATCATCATTATTTTAAAAATCAAGGTATTGTACCTGTCATACCTAGAATTGGAAATTCTGGTACAGATTGGTTGGATGATAAAAAATTTTTATCATATGGTATTGAAGATTTTGAAAGAATATTTCTTAATAATACCCCGTCAACTAACGAAAACCCAATATTGGTCCTTATTGATATAGCAAATGGACATATGAGGGATTTATACAATATTTCCATTGATGCAAAAAAGAAATATGGCGACCGAATGAAACTTATGGTTGGGAATATTGCCAATCCTGATACCTATCTTGAATATGTTAAATCAAATGTTGTTGATTATATTCGAATAGGGATTGGTAATGGTAATGGATGTTTAACCACAGTTCAAACAGGTGTGGGATACCCAATGGCGTCTTTAATTGAACAATGTAGAATGATTAAAGTAGAATATGGTAAACCAAATGCACCGAAGATTGTTGCGGATGGTGGTTTTAAAAAGTATTCTGATATTATAAAAGGATTAGCATTAGGTGCTGATTTTGTAATGTTGGGTTCCATTTTAAATAAATGTTTGGAAAGTGCTGGTGAAACAAAAAAACATAGGGCATCAAGTTTTGGTGGATATGATGTGGTTAATCAGTTTTCCACGGAAACAAAAAAAATGTTTGATGCTGATATTCCATTGTTTAAATCATTTAGAGGGATGTCAACCAAAGAAGTTCAATTAAGTTGGGGAAAAAAGACGACGACAACTTCAGAAGGTATTGTTAAAGAACAAATGGTCGAATATACTATAGAAGGATGGGTTGATAATTTTCAATCTTATTTGAAATCGACAATGAGTTACACGGGAAAAAAAGAACTCCACCAATTTATAGGTGGAGTTGAATATAATCACATTACCGAAAACTCGTTTAAAAGATTTGATAAGTAGATTATTCTACTCTAAATTCTTTATCTTCTTCACTATTAATAGCATTGTCTCTTTTCATACCTTCTTTAATGTAGGTACGGATAAGTTTTGATACTGTTACATTTTTTTTATCAGCGACTTTTTCAATCTCTCGAAAGTACGCTGGAACCACTCTAAAGGATAACATCCTCACCAATTGTTTTGACTTTGGTGTGTTGGGTGTTTCAAATCCTTCTTTAAATTCATCATCTTTCATACAATTAAACTTTTTTTATAAATATTTGGAAATTCTCTTTTTTTTCGTTACCTTTTAAATATTAAAAATAAATCTTATGTCAACAGAAAAACCACAACAAATCAGCGCAATTAAAGAATGTGAAGAACGTTATCCTGAAACCACTTCTGAATTTAAAAAAATATTAAAAGAACAATATGAGTTGTTTTGTAAAAAACAATTAAACTATGGTCCCGATAACATTTCGGTGGGAACAAGGTTGGAAACCGAAGAAGAATTGAAACTATCCCAAACAGGTATTTGGTTTAGAATGAATGATAAAATTCAACGTTTAAAACAATTAGTTTTATTGGGGAAAAAAGACAATGTCGGTGAGAGTGTACTTGACACATATTCTGATTTATCTGTATATGGTATCATTTCTCAAATTGTAGCTAAAGGTAAATGGGGTAAATAAATAATTTAAAGGTGGATATTTATGTTAAAACGAGAAAACATAATGAAAATGGGGTTAAACAACAATTGGGTCGCTCAGTTTATAGACAATGTCGGTAAAAACATATTAAGTTCGGTAGAGATTGGTAATTATTTTTCACTTAGTGGTGAAAAAAAATTAATTACTCAATATCTTGTATTTAAGATAATTTATAAGAGCATAAGTATGAAAATAAAAGAGGATAAGGAAACAATGTCAATAGTTGTAAATTTTATTTTGAAAAAAAGTGAAGAAAATGAAAATTACGAACTTTCGGAAGTTATGAAAGACATTAAATTAAATCATGATAAACTTACCGAGATGACAAATACAAGCATTAAACAACCTACACCAACAAAAAGACCTATTTCAGTAAATAAATCAAATGAAAATAAAGATTAGTCAATAATTTCCGCTTCCTTTATTTCTACTAAAAATAAATAGTAACCTTCGTTTGGTGTTTTTGAATTTTGTTTGACAACAGTGTCTATCTTCCAAAATGATTTTAGTTCATTTATAAAATCATAATGTAAATGTGATTCTTTTATTTTTCTATCAATATAGAATAATTTATCTTGAAAATTAAATAGTTCTTTACAAAGCATATTAGTGTTTACAATTTACCTGATGTTCTGTCCATTTCTTTAATGGTTTAACATTTTCAAATTTGTAACATTTCCAAGAGTTGGTTTTGGTAAAATTGATATGTTTCACAAGAAAAGTTGGAACAGTTGCACCTGTTGATAATTTCTGTGATTTTTCATCAAAAATCAAGTCTATTTTAATTACCAAATTTTCATTATCATCCCAAACTCTTTCTTGTTCTTCAAGAAGTCTCCATTCTCCTCTATTTAAATCTTGATTTTGTAATGCACAATTTAAATATGAAAATGTTTGTTTTAGATTTTCCATATTATCCGAAAAACTAGCAGCTGGTGCCAAATGACCTTTATCCCACTGATTATTTTTATAATCCAAGTTATCTGAGGTTTTAATGGTTGGTTCGGTGTAAAAATCCATGGAACCTCTATTAACGTTTGTGGGTCTGTTTTTCGAATAGTATATTAACCAAACAGGTTGTTCTAATTTTTGGGAATAATGTACTTCAAAAACATTGTTTTTTACGTGTACTTCGTCTTTATTGGTTTGTAGTGATGTGGTTAAAAAAAGAACCACAAATAAAAAAATAAAATTTAAAAATTTTTTTGTCATAATTTAAGAATTTTTAGTTGTTGAGTCAAATATAAATATTATATCATCTAAAGAATCATAAGAAAAACATTCGGAATAACCAGAAAATTTTTCCATTAATGGTTTAAATTTTTTCACATTATATTTTTGTTTTAACCTATCTTTTATCGTTTCTTCTAATTTTTCAGCGTTTTTTGAATCAATTCTACGTAAAATTGACTCAACCTGATACCCCTCATATCCATAAACTTTGCTAAATCTTCTAAAAATGTATTTTTTGGACGTTATTCCAACTTTTACAAAAATAACACCCGTTTTTTCTTCTTTTATTGTGACCAAATAAAGTGATTTTGGTAGTTTTTCAATTTTTTTCTCTTTTTCTATTGAATATTTTTTAATTTTTTTGGATGCATGTTTTTTCGCGTCCTCCAAATTATTAAATTCCTTTATTTCTCTATTTAAGTTTGGGTAATATTTCTTATACTTAACAGAGTATACTGTTTTTCCATTATCCGTAACATAAATCTTACCCTTTTGTGTGGTTTTTTCATAAATTGAATAAAACCCCACTTTTAATATTAATTTGTCCATCTATAATATATACCATAATAATCACAATACATAATTTTGATGTATTTATTATATAATAATCCATATAAATAATATGAAATTTCAAGAACTTATTTTTGGTACACTTACTGAAGAACTTAAAAATAAAAAAGTGGCCGATGCTTTAATACTTAAATGGAACGATGAATTTAAACAACTTAATCCCGGTGTCGGTGATATAACAAAAGAAGAAATAGATAGAGTGTACGATATATTCGCTCGAGTTCAAGGAGGGTTAAGACCTGATTTACCTCAAGTCGTCACTTTTTTATATCATTTTGATGGGAGATTTGGTAGAGATTCTTTTGATGAAAAAAACTTAAAAGATATAACAAAATACACGTATAAACAAATTAAATTTTTAACAGATGAATATACCGCAGATGCTGGTGAAGAAAGAGCAGATGTTTTTGGTGGAGGTAAAGTCCCACCAACACCAGAGATAATAGAAGCGTCAAAAAAATTATGGGAAGGTCAAGAACATCTTATTTTTAACGAAGGTGGTTTAAGGGCGTACTCCATACCTGACCAATTAACATCAATGGCGTATGGGTATTATTATCACGTAATTTATAAACAGGCGTTGGGATACCCACCTGATAAGAGTGATAGAGATATATCTCCGTGGTGTGTAACATGGAGACCTGACATGGGTAAAACTAATCAGTGGGGTAGTTATCGAAACGAAAGAACTTTTTATTTTATAATCGACGAAAGTAAAGATATTACTGACAGATATTATATAAGTACACTACAAAAAGATAATTCTGTTAGTAGTGGTTTTAGATTAACTTCACTTAAAAATGATGGTGATAATACCAAGACATGGAATGAAATTGTCACAATATACCCCCAACTACGAGGTCAAGAATCTTTATTTGTCCTAAAAAAATTCTCACAAGACGAAATAATCTTAAAAAATAAAATAGGTTCAATAAATGAAATTGAGGGTCACGAAAACGAGTTTAGAAGACAACCAAGACAAATGAAAGTACAATACATACAACAAGGTGGCGTCTTGTCAAAACCAACATCTTGGTCATCCATGGATGAACAATTGAGAACTCTTTATATCACTCAACCTGGTTTAGATAGAAACTCATTAATGGACCGTTTTGGTAACATGAATTTTGTTAAAGAAATAAAAAAAGTTGGAAATCAATGGTCTCTTTTAGATAATACAATAAAAAGAATTGATGACAGGGGAGTAAGGTATTTGGTTGATAAATTATTTGAAAATGAATTTACTAATATAAGAGTTAGTGCCGATAACCCAAATATTTCGATATATCAAAGTAAAAGAGACGGAAAAGTCGGTATTTTTGATGCTAAAAAAGTAAATTGGTTGGAAATGGATGGAAAAACATATGACAACAGATATGAGGATTTAATAAAACAGGGTGATGGTGATATATATTTCGACGAAACAACCGGTGATGTTTTTATTGTTGAACCTTTTTGTGCTGGCGTTAGAAATAATGTCGACTCTGATGATTGTTTTTATGTTGTTTACCCACAAGATAATCCAAAAGATGGACACATTTTATCCAATAGAAAATTTATGGAACTTCAAAACCAATTAACACCTGAAGTGGGTCAACCTGAAGATGAAGTGGGTCAACCTGAAGATGAAGTGGGTCAAAATAGAAGTAGTCACCCCAAAGATTACGCAGATATAAAAGAAAAATGGGGACTATAGTCCCCATTTACATTAACAAAGAATAATATTCTTTAAAGTGTTTTATCCGGTCAGCAAGACCTATTGACCCGCCGTTCACACACCTTGTAACCGCGGTAACAGAAGCATCTGTTGCATCGTTACATTTTGGTAAACAACGTTGAAAAAACCAAGCAGCTGATAATAATGCATATTTTGAAGCAACCAAATCAGGATTTGATATCAGGTCTTCGTTTATTGCTTTACCAAATGCGGTATAGTTATCTTTTCCTGTTAATTGGATGTAACCTCTACCACGAAATTTAAACCCTTCTTTTGTTGGTTCGGCTCCGTTACCCATTCTACCACCATAAACGCGAGAGGCAATTGCTTCGGGTTTTCTTTGATATTGTTCGGCCAATTGGTCTGTGGGAAAATATTTCCCAAATGTACCTCTTAGCCCTTTTGCTGAATAATTTAAATTTTCTTGTGTTACTTTAAAACCACCAGATTCGTGTCCACATTGTGATAAGAAATGTGCCAATTTTAATGGGGTGTCAATTTTAAATTTTTCCGCGGTTTCAGGAATCATCGCAATTACATTATCGGGAATGTGTCCCCTTAATTTTTCCAATTTTAATCCACCAAGATTAGGTATTGGTGATGGTTCTGTTAAAACCACCTTTGTTTCTTCACCAAACATTTTGGACCAAGTACCCTCACCAACGATTCCATCGGAAGTCAATCCTTTTGAAGATTGCCAACCTTTTACCGCCATTTCAGTACCGGCACCAAAAACACCATCTGGTTTTAATCCTAATTTTGATTGTAATTTTTTTACATCTTCACCAGTTGAACCTTTTTTTAATAACATAGTTTTTTCTTTTATCTATAAATATCTCATAAGTTTTTTTTTGTATATTTATATATAAAAAATTATGATTAAAATTGTAATTACAGAAAATCAATTAAAAAAAATATTGAAAGAAAATTATTCTCAAACAAATTATTCCGTTCTTTGTGAGGTAGATGTTGATTATTATAGTTCGGAAATTGAAAACGAGTTTACATTAGGTGAAATAAGTGATATTGAGGCAAAAGAAAAATTAGAGATTTTTTATAATATAAATTTAAAACATAATCAACATGGTATTTCAGGAATTAATTTAACGGACATAAACGGGGTAAATAGTATTAATTTAAATTTATCATATTATCCAAAAATAACAAAAATGGTGGATAATGAAATTATTACAGATTTTAATTATGATTTAGTTGAAAAAGAAATAAAAATAAATTTAGATTGGAAAAACGTTGAAATTGACTCAATTTACAAAGATGAAATTAGTTATTTGGGTATACAACCTAAATTATCAATTGAGTTAGGATGTGATAATAATAAATTTTTTGTAAAAAAATTAATTATTTATAGCAATTTATATGATATAAAAAATTTCATCTCTTTTGAAGATTGATTTAAATAGTCTCAAATAATAAAGTTTACATTTTAATTTAATTTTCTATATTTATATTTGACCTTGTGGTTGAATTTGAAGTGTCCTTGTGGCATTTGAGTTGGAATTGATACCAACGAATTCGGGTTCAAATACAAAAAAAATAAGGAAATGAATTACACAACCTCAAAAAGGTATGTTATACCTCAATCTTTCATTACCAAGGGTAAGCAAAGATTAAAACAACACATTGACTCCGTTTATCTTGATAACGGGGATGAGTTCGAAATTGAACTTTTTAATCCAACAGAAAATAAAGTCTTAGCCAAAATAGAACTGAATGGTGAATCCATCGGTAATGGTATCATTCTTCGTCCAGGTGAGCGAGTTTTTCTCGAAAGATATTTGGATGAACCCAAAAAGTTTTTATTTGAAACTTATCATGTGGATATGAATAATAAAGATGTTAAAAATGCCATTCAAAAAAATGGGGATGTCATTGTTAAGTTTTATGAACAATATTTTACAAATACAAATTATGTTCACACGGATTTAATTTACAATTATAATAACAATACTTCTGATAATATTTCCATTTTTAATACATCAAATAACACATCATTTAATACTAATGACAAATTCTTATATTCAACGTTGATAGGGGATTTAAAAGAAACTGGACGTGTTGAAAAAGGTTCAAAATCGGACCAATCATTTAATTATGATTATACAACTTTTAGTCAATATCCCACAAAATCTGATTGGTGGAAAATAAAACCAAATTCAACCAAAGTCATGGTTCGAGAAGATTTGGTTGTTTACTGTACCGAATGTGGTTCAAAGAGAAAAAAAGATAGTTACCGTTACTGCCCGACGTGTGGTACTAAGTATTAAAAAGTAAACTAATCACAAAGTCTTTGAAGGGGTTACAATTTGTAACCCTTTCTTATTTAAAACCCAACCGGTATTGATTTGATGTCACTAATTTTTATATTTTTTAATGGCAAAGTTCCATGTGCCATTGGTTTAAAAGAACCATTCATATGTAGATATTGAAAGTGGTAGTACAAATACATTGGAACCACTTTATCACGATATTCTTCTTTTATTTTTACACCAATGTTTTCTTCATTGAATTCTTTTAATGGTTTTCCGACGTTATTTTCGGTGCCCTTTCTTTGTAACCAAAAGTCCGCTTCGGGAAAGTTGGTTTTAAATGTGCACAAATCTCCTATTGTCATAATTCAGAAAGTCTATCAGTTAAATAATCGTTATATTCTTTTTCATCGATATCAGGTGTCCATCTATCATCAAGATAGAATCTTGGTTTTTCGTAATAGTCCCCAAGTATTTCATTAAAAATACACTCAACATCTTCATCACATTTATCATATAATTCATCCATTTGACTATCACTAAAATTTTTTGTAATATTATTTAAATCTATTTTAATTGTTGCACCGGTGTTGTCTAATTTTAAAACTTCACCATATTCACTTAATGCATTTTTTAATTGTTTTATTGCGTAATCGTAGTACGATGACGTGGCAACATCTGAATATGTATAATTAATCCTATCTTTGATTTCATCGTCATCATCGTATTTTTCAATTAATTCTTTAGTGGACATATCGGGGTCGTAATCCGTACCAGCTTTATTTTTTAAATAATCAATAATGGTCTGTTCATTATAATCATTAATATAATATTCAAGAGAACTTTCCCAATCATTATCAAAATAATCCAAATCAGTAAAGAAATCATCCGATAATAATCGTTCAATAAAGTATATATTTTCTACGTTTCCATATCTATTTTTTCTTTTAGCAACAACCCAGTTTCCTTCGACAAGTCCTGATACGTGTTCTGGTTCAACATCATAATTAAAAATAACATTTCTAGGCGCCAGTTCGTCAATTAAACCAAGTTCTTTTAGTTTTCTTTTTAATTTATACATGTTAAAGATTTTAGGTTTCGCCTGATATATTTTCACAATTTGGTCATCTGATAAATCATTAATACTAAAATCCGTGGAGGCATCATATTCCGAACCAAAACCATTTATGATATCCGTGTTTAAAATTAAATCAACGATATATGGGTGATATATCTCTTTGGGTTTACTATTTTTTGGTCCTTTTAATTGATACATAATACCGGTTCCATTTTCTATGGCGGCGGTTAAATGGCTTTTATTAATTGTGTAATTATCTTTTAGTTTTTTTGTCTCCCTAAACGAATATACTGAATTATTGGAATTTGTTCTACCACAATGACCCATTCGATTACATTCCTCTCTTGAGTCGTTTGTATTAAGATTTACCCAATAAAAACCAATACCATTTTCATCTCTATAATCTTTTACAATTTCATTTGTTTCGATGTAATTAATATCACCTTCTCCCGATGTTAATTCTTGATGCCATTTTCTTGATTCAGAATATAGTTCATTAAAATTTAAATTCTTATACTCACCCAAATTACCATTTAAACCGACACGAATCCAGTCCATTATCGATACGATATTACTTCTCATACCTCTAACACCAGCACTTTTATTTATTGCGTCAATACCCATTTTTTTTCTATACTGGGGGTCTGTATTGAAAATTTCTCCAACTCGTTTTTCTTCATCTTCGGGTACCGCACTCATCATATATTCTAATCTTTGTTGAGCAAACGCATCGATTAGTTTATTACCGATGATAATTGAAAAGGGTCCGGCCAATTGTTCTAAAGCTTCAGCATTATCTTGACTCAAACCAAGTTTATTTACCAAGGTATCTTGTCTATTGGCTTCCAAAACCAATTCCTCAATTAAATTTATTATTTTCATATGAATCTTTTAAAAGACATTATTGTCTCAAATAATTTATGTGTTATAAAATATTGCGGTAAATTTTCTATTTTAATTGTTCCATCAAATTTTTCATTTGTTTTTTTGCTTAAATAATTAACAAAAATTGATTTTTCTTCACAATCAACCGAATTTTCAAGTATAACAAGTTCAAACTCGTCATTTTCAAATTTGTTGGTGCCATTCATAAATTTTAATTTAATTTTGTGTAAATCGTTTCTTAATTTAACACAATCTAAACTATCGTCATTATAATATTCCTCAATTACATCTTCAATATCGTCTTTTAAATTATCATAATTAACATCACTTCTTTCCCAATTATAAAATACATCACTATCGAATTCTGTTGGTATACTATAATGATAAATAAAATTCTCAAAGAAATCATTAATGTCATTTATTCTATCTATGTTTTGTTCGGTCAAATATTTGACAAAATAACCCAAATTAACTTTTACTTCCATCAAACTATTATAACTCGCATAACCAAATTCAAAATAATTTTCAATTTCTTTTTCAGCAACCGCCATACTTGCTTCAAAATTTGGTTGGTTCAATTCCGCGTATTTATTAATATATTTATCCATAATATCTTCATAAAACTTTTCTAAAAATGATTCTTCAAATATTTCGTAATTATCTAAACCCATTTCTCTAAAAATTTTGGTTTTATTTTGTTCATAATATTTTTTTAAAAATGAGATGAATATATCATCAAAGTAGTAATTATCATTATTTGAAACATCATCATAAACATAATCATATGAATTATATCTTTCTGATTTATATCCTTTTAATGTGTTATAAACACTATCTAAATCACCCATCAGTTTCATTTTAAAAATCACTTTACCATTTTCAACATCTTCAACATATTCTGTGCTTAGTGGAAAGATAATTAGTTCGTTTATTTTGTCGACATCATTTGAAACAACCGCTTTTATCAAAATATTATTGGTATTGGATGAAATTCTTTCTGTAATTTTTTTAATGTCATCTTGAGGTAAGATATCTAATTTATCTAGTTCTTCTGTCATTTTTTCAAAAGATAAGGATTCATTAACCAACGATGGAAAGAAAAAATATTTTATTTCCGGATTTTCTGATAAAAAACTTTTTGCATTAATTGGGTTATCATTCACATTCATGTATTGTTTTTCTGGAAAATGAAATTGATATTTTTCATTTATATTGCTCTTTTTAATTATAATGTACAATAATCCTGTTTTATTATATTGTTTAAATCTGTTTGTTCTATCTCTAAAGTCAGGATTTAACGATAGGGGACCCCATGTTGTGCACCATTGGGTATTAACACCCAAATAACAAGCGGCCTTTTCTGTTTTTGGGATAAGAATAACCCAATCTTTCCCGTCAAAAACTTGTGTGTATTCATTTGGAGATAATGAACCAATAATCAAACTTAAATCAATTGTCTTTTTAATAATATATTTTTCAACAAGTGGGTATATATCGGAAATGTATCTTATTTTTGATACGTCCACCGGTATTTTGTGATTATATATAATGGTCAAATATTCTGTTGCTTTTGGCAAATCTTCGGTTTTTAAATTTCCATTTTTATGTATACCTAAAAGCATTTTTGAATATGGACCAATTCGTTCAATTTTATCACCAGTTATTTTTGTCGAGGGGTCTGCAGATATAATATTTTTAAAAGTATTATACGGAATATCTTCATAATACTTTTTATAAATTTCTTCTGGTGTCGCTTCCAGTATTATGGATTTAATTAAATTCGTTAATTTCATACTCATATAAATATCTATTATATTTATATATTATGGATAATATTATTAGAAGAATACTACAAGAATATATTCAAGAGAGGAATTTGGATATGTCAGAAATAACCATTAATAAAGATGGACATGCATATGAAAGATACGAAGACAGGTTTTTAAATGATGACCATTTGGTTGTAAAATTTGCAAAAGACAGAATTTCTTCATCTAGAGAGTATTATAATAAAATAATTGGGAGATACAAAATAAGTGAGGATATTAAAGAAAAAATAATCAATATATATACGAAACTACAAGATATTGATTTAAAAGAAGACGTGTATTATCGAATTGTGGTTCATAAATTTAACCTTAATCTAAATGATATAAGATTTAATAGTCTTTTTGTTAAAAATGAAACCATAAATGAAAAACAAAAGGGGGACCTTATTAATTTGTATTTAAGACATGAAACGGGAGAAGTGGATGAAGAGGGAAATAAAAAAAATTCAACCGGCGATATTGCGGTTCTTTTTTGTAGAGGAAATAAAGCCGTTAGTTCCATGTTTATGTATTCAAAAAATATAAAAAGCGGACAAAATATGGATAACAATACAATTTTTTTGGGGGCAACACCTGAAATATGTTCTGAATTCGGATTACAAAATGTTTTTAATTACGAATTAAAAAAGAAAAGACCCAGAATAACAACCGACACGTCCAAACTTGAACCGGTTCCAACAACCAAAAAAGAAGATTAACCTTTAATCAACAACTCACCCAATACTTCGATTTTCCCAACCAATTTTTGAAATTCAACTTGACCAATATTCATTCCCTTTTTTGTGGACGAATATAGTTTCTCCAACAATTGTTTATATTCTTTTTCGGCATCTTCCATATTTAATTTTCCTTCTGATGCTTTCTTATAATAAGGAAGTTTAACAACAAAGTGGTGATATGTTAACATGGACAATCCACCTTTTTCTTTTGCGTTGTTTGATATTTTTTCAGCACCACCCATTCTTGTTTCCGCAAATTCTTCAAAACCATTTGTTTTATCTTCTTTTATATTTTTAACTTCCTTATCATATTCTTTAAATCGGTCAGGATTTGACATCATTGCGTTTTTTGGAAATAATCTTTTTTTTCTGGTGTTCGCAAGGGTGCGAGACCTCTCATCAATTTCCTTATCAATTAAATTTCTTAATTGTGATTCTGAAAAAATGTATTTCATTACTTACTGAGACCTTTAATTATTGGGTTTTTTATGTATTTTTTGTATACATTTTTCATTTTAATTTGACCCTCATTTAAGTATGAATCACCAGGTATTTCGGAACCCATATTTTCAAAATCATCCAATGAAATGGTTTCATCGTATCCTTCCAATTCCGTATCACCATGTTTCCTGATATTCATTTCTTCTTCGGAAGATGGTTCATTTAATCCCAATTTTTCTTTCATTGCTGTTTCATAGTCAGAAGATGGTTCACCACCCTCCTTATTCCTTTTCAATTTGTTATAAAGTTCAGTAGCGGCCTTATCCATATTCTCAGGAGTCATATATGCACGAGGTGTCAAAAAATCCTCATCATACTGAGACATATCCATTTCTTCTTTTATTAGTCTATTTTTTAAATGTTTTGTTCTTTTTTTAAGAAGAGTTTTTAATTGACTTTCTGTAATTGCAATTTTCTTAATTTTATTTTCATCAATAAACATGGCACCCAATTCAATATCTCTTTTTATATCTCTTAATTTTCTGCAGAATGGGGAGTCAGATAATGGTGTTCCATCAGGTAATGAACTTTCTGAACCAATTTGACCAATACATTTCTCCATTGCTCTTTTAAGTTTTTCACCAAAAGTTAATGGTGTTCCTCTTGATAATCCATATCGTCCGGAGAATTCCTGTGAATCAAAAAGTTCCAAAATATTTTGTCTAACAATTTCTTTAATTTTATTTTCGTTAAGTCCATAACGATTTATACCCTCTATCCCTCTTAATGTTCCTTGATTTGGATTTGGTTTTGTACTTGGAAGAGTGAATCCAGGGTATCTTGTAACATTTTGGGTATTGTCAATTGCGGATGTTGTTTTGGTTGTCGTTATGGTTCTTTCTCTTGTTAATTTAACAAATTGTTCGGCTCTTGCACCTGGTGAATTTTTTTCGGTGTTTTTTCCAACAATACCATCTGGCACCAAAATGATGTGATTTAACTTTGGGTTTTCTCTTAGAGCTCTTATCATGTTGTTTGCTCTTCTCATGGACAGGGCTTTATTGTCATATCCACGAGAACTTCCAACAGCGGATGCTCCACCTGTAACCTTTACAGTAGTTTTTGGTGGGAGATTAGTTAACGCGGTGACCGCGTCTTTAAATTCTTTACTATTTTTATTTATACTATCTATCCCTGTTTCAAATAAATTTTGGCCAAGAGTTAAAGTTTGACCCGCTTGTAATGTTTGAATAGTTGATGGTTGTCTTCCGTGCAATTCGTTAAATGCGTCAATATCAGACCTCATTGCTTCTTTAGACCTCATTGGGGTATAACTACCCGTATTTAATGGTGGTTTTGGTGCAAATGTACCGGGTGCCGGAACACCTTGTGCTGCTCTTTGAATATTTGTATTTTGAGTGGTAGATTGTTGTTGTCTTAAATTTGCAGGCGTTGGTTGCTCTGAAACAAGTTTTTGAACCAATCTAATAAGTTCACTTTCGGTTAGTTTTAGTTTTTTCATGTTTATAAATATCCTATTGTTTTTATTTTACATATATAAATAATGTTTACGATATAGAGTATCAACTTCTTGACAATCGGGAAAATTATCTTTCCCTTCACACCATTTTCTTGCAATTGCAACCACCATTGATAAATCAGCTCTACTAATATTGACTTTTAATTTGGTATGGTCAATACCAAACAATTCCGCACCTTTTAATGCTTCGGGACCCTCACCACCAAATTCTTCATTAATTGGTTTTCTATAACCATGAGATTTATGCATTTTCATAATCTCTCTTCTTTCTTTATTGTTTAAAGTAAAATTTTTATACATAATGTTTATGTTTTATAATATAAATATCATTAAATTTAGTTTAATGTGTATTCATAATTTAAAAAATTTTCCCACCATTATCTTTAAATATTTTCTGTTGTTCTGGTGTTAATAATTTAAATTGTTCATCTGAAATACCTTCAACTTTTTCCACCCTTTTCATTGCATATTGAAATCTTTGGTCTGGTGTTAATAATTTAAATTGTTCATCTGAAATACCTTCAACTTTTTCCACCCTTTTCATTGCATATTGAAATCTTTGTTCTGGTGTTAATAATTCAAATTGGCCATATGAAATACGATAACTTTTTTCCGCCATTTTCATTGCATATTGAAATCTTTGTTCTGGTGTTAATAATTCAAATTGGTCATTTGAAATACTCCCACCTTTTTCCACCATTTTCATTGCATATTGTCCCATTTGTTCTTGTGTTAATAATTCAAATTGGTCATTTGAAATACTCCCACCTTTTTCCACCATTTTCATTGCATATTGTCCCATTTGTTCTTGTGTTAATAATTCAAATTGGTCATATAAAATACGATAACTTTTTTCCGCCATTTTCATTGCATATTGAAATCTTTGTTCTGGTGTTAATAATTCAAATTGGCCATATGGAATACGATGACCTTTTTCCACCCTTTTCATCACATATTGAAATCTTTGGTCTGGTTCTAATAATTCAAATTGGTCATATGAAATAAACCCACCATTTTCCACCATTTTCATTGTATATTGAAATCTTTGGTCTTGTGTTAATAATTCAAATTCATAATCTTCCAAACCACGACCAGTTTGTTCAACCGCAATTAATCTTTTCCTGATATAGGTGTTCTTTAAATTTTCTGGCAAACTTCTGACTTGGTATTCAGGTAATTGAACACCGGTGTCCACATATTTTTGCAATAGTTGTTTGTTGTTCACATTCTTATTTATTCATTAAGAAATTAAATTGTTCGTCACTTAACGTCCATCCTCTACCGATATATGCTGATTTATAATAATTATTTTGAGTTTCACCCGGTTCTAATTCAGGTTTTCTATAATTTGGGTTATTTGGATTATCCAAATTCATAAACCAAGATAAATCTGGATTTTCTCTACGCAATAACGTATCTTCATATCTTTCTTGGTCGGTTTTTGGTCTATTTACGAGTAATTCATCTACTGGAACACCTTTACTCTTTAGATAATTAATATAACCTTCAGTATCCTGACCATATTCGGCAATGGTTCCTGTACTATTAGTTTCATCAGTTAATAAAACACCATTATTTGTCACATCAAAAACAACTATATGTAATGGGTCATCCAAATTAACTTGTCCATTTTCATCAGTTTTAAACTTGTTTCTATCAACAATAAAATAAAAAGTTGAAGTTTGGTTGTCTCTATATGATTTATACATATTTAATTCACCAGGTTTTCCGATACAAAAACTATAGTATTTTCCTGTTAAACCTCCTTGAGAGTATGCAATACATTTACCGACATTATTTCCCTCATATATATCAATATTATTTCCGCTCCACATTGGTTTTTTTTCAGGTATAAATGATGAAATTTCTTCGGAACTAAGTTTATATTCTCCCGTTTTGGTGCTTGAAAGACTATGAATATGTTCCGTAAATTTTAGATAATCGTTAAAAGTTTGTTCACCAATGACCAAACCATTTTTTGTTATTTGTATGGGGGTTATTCTTCTATTATTTAAAAGTTTGTTATATTCATTAACAATATTAATAATTTGTTTAATATTAGGTGACCCCGATTTTTTATTTTCCAAAACATAAAGATAAGCCATTATTGGAATGTTTTTTTGATTGGTTGATTGGTCACCCGAAACAAATTCTTTTACAATATCCTCCACCCTTTCAATACCATTCTTTTTTAAAAAATTTAATGAAATTTCTTCGGATTGTCGTGATTCAATAATGATGGGTTTTAATCCCATTATTTCTCTGACTCTTTGAATTTCTTCGTTTAATGTGTGTTTCATAATTTATAAATATTTTATTTTATTTTATTGAATCAAATAAATGACCCTCGTTATCTTTAAATATCTCCTGTTGTTCTGGTGTTAACAATTCAAACATATTTTTTGTGATTCCTTGATTTTTTTTTGCGGCATTTATGGCAAATTTACCTTTCCAATCTTGTGTTAATAATTTAAATTTATCATCATAAAAATAACTTGTTTCCGCCAATTTCATGAAAAATTGTCCTTTTTGGTCTGGTGTTAATAATTCAAATTGTTTATTAGATACATCGTATCCACCATTCCATAGTTTTGGTAAATTCATAATATATTGAAATCTTTGGTCTGGTTTTAATAATTCAAATTGCATATCTGATATTCCCGTTGTTTGTCCCCTTTTTAATGAATATTCAAATCGTTGTTCTGGTGTTAATAATTCAAACATATTGCTTGTTATGAAATCACCATTTTCAACTCTCTTTATTGTGTATTCAAATCTTTTGTGTGGTGATAATGATTTAAACAAAGAGAACCCAATAAAATGACCCCTATCTACCATATTCATCACATATTGATTTTGTTGGTCTGGTGTTAATAATTTAAAATGGTTATCTGAAATATGATAACCTTTTTCCGCCATTTTCATTGCATATTGAAATCTCTGTTCGGGGGTTGCCAATTCAAATTCATAATATTCCAATCCATTTTTTATTTGTACCGCAGAAATTAATCTTTTCCTGATATAGGTGTTCCTTAAACCATCTGGTAAACTTCTGACTTGGTATTCAGGTAATAGAACACCGGTGTCCACATATTTTTGCAATAGTTGTTTGTTATTCATAATTTAAAAAACTGTTCCACCATTATCTATAAATATCTTCTGTTGTTCTGGTGTTAATAATTTAAACATATTGCTTGTTATGAAATCACCATTTTCATATCTCTTTATTGTGTATTCAAATCTTTGGTCTGGTGTTAATAATCTAAATTGGTCATCTGAAATACTCCCACCTTTTTCCGCCCTTTTCATTGCATATTGAAATCTTTGGTCTGGTTCTAATAATTCAAATTGGTCATATAAAATACTCCCAACTTTTTCCGCCATTTTCATTGCATATTGAAATCTTTGTTCTGGTGTTAATAATTCAAATTGGTCATATAAAATACTCCCACCTTTTTCCACCCTTTTCATTGCATATTGAAATCTTTGTTCTGGTGTTAATAATTCAAATTGGTTATCTGAAATATCCCAACCATTTTCCACAAATTTCATTGCATATTGAAATCTAACTTCATTCTGTTGTTCTGGTGTTAATAATTCAAATTGGTCATATTCCACCATTTTCATTGCATATTGAAATCTTTGTTCTGGTGTTAATAAATTAAATTGTTCATCTGAAATACCTTCAACTTTTTCCACCCTTTTCATTGCATATTGAAATCTTTGGTCTGGTGTTAATAATTCAAATTTATAATATGAAATATGATAACCTTTTTCCGCCCTTTTCATTACATATTGAATTTGTTGGTCTGGTGTTAATAATTTAAATTCATAATCTTCCAAATAACCATCTTGTTCAACCCTTTTCATTACATATTGAATTTGTTGTTCTGGTGTTAATAATTCAAATTCATAATCTTCCAAACCACGACCAGTTTGTTCAACCGCAATTAATCTTTTCCTGATATAGGTGTTCTTTAAATTTTCTGGCAAACTTCTGACTTGGTATTCAGGTAATAGAACACCGGTGTCCACATATTTTTGCAATAGTTGTTTGTTATTCATAATTTAATAAACTTCTCCACCATTATCTATAAATATCTTCTGTTGTTCTGGTGTTAATAATTTAAATTGGTCATATAAAATATTCCAACCATTTTCCACTATTTTCATTGCATATTGAAATCTTTGTTCTGGTGTTAATAATTCAAATTGGTCATATGAAATACGATAACTTTTTTCCACCATTTTCATTGCATATTGAAATCTTTGTTCTGGTGTTAATAATTTAAATTGTTCATTTGTAATTTCATAATCTTTTTCCACCATTTTCATTGCATATTGAAATCTTTGTTCTGGTGTTAATAAATTAAATTGTTCATCTGAAATACCTTCAACTTTTTCCACCCTTTTCATTGCATATTGAAATCTTTGGTCTGGTGTTAATAATTCAAAATGATATTCTGTAATTTCAAGACCTCTTTCCTTCAATTTCATTACATATTTAAATCTTTGGTCTGGTGTTAATAATTTAAATTGGTCATTTGAAACTCTCACTATCCGTTTCATTGCATATTGTCCCATTTGGTCTTGTGTTAATAATTCAAATTGTTTATTTGAAATACTCCCACCTTTTTCCACCATTTTCATTGCATATTGTCCCATTTGTTCTTGTGTTAATAATTTAAATTGGTCATATGAAATAAACCCACCATTTTCCGCTACTTTCATTGCACATTGAAATCTTTGGTCTTGTGTTAATATTTCAAATTGGTCATATGAAATAAACCCACCATTTTCCGCCCTTTTCATTACATATTGAATTTGTTGTTCTGGTGTTAATAATTTAAAATGGTCATCTGAAATATGTTTACCTTTTTCCGCCTTTTTTATTGTATATTGTCTTATTTGTTCTGGTGTTAATAATTCAAATTCATAATCTTCCAAATAATCACCAGTTTGTTCAATTGCAATTAATCTTTTCCTGATATAGGTGTTCTTTAAATTTTCTGGCAAACTTCTGACTTGGTATTCAGGTAATAGAACACCGGTGTCCACATATTTTTGCAATAGTTGTTTGTTATTCATAGTTTAATAAACTTTTCCACCATTATCTTTAAATATTTTTCGTTGCTCTGGTGTTAATAATTCAAATTGGTCATTTGAAATACGATAACTTTTTTCCACCATTTTCATTACATATTGTCCCATTTGGTCTGGTGTTAATAATCTAAATTGGTCATCTGAAATATGATAACCTTTTTCATTTTCCACCATTTTCATTGCATATTGAAATCTTTGGTCTGGTTCTAATATTTCAAATTGGTCATATGAAATACCCCAACCATTTTCCGCCCTTTTCATTGCATATTGAAATCTAACTTCATTCTGTTGTTCTGGTGTTAATAATTCAAATTGGTCATATAAAATACCCCAACCTTTTTCCACCCTTTTCATTGCATATTGAAATCTTTGTTCTGGTGTTAATAATTCAAATTGGTTAACAAAAATACCCCAACCTTTTTCCACTATTTTCATTGCATATTGAAATCTTTGTTCTGGTGTTAATAATTCAAATTGGTCATATGAAATACTCCCACCTTTTTCCACCATTTTCATTGAATATTGAAATCTTTTTTCTGGTGTTAATAATTCAAATTCATAATCTCCCAAACCACGACCAGTTCGTTCAACCGTAATTAATCTTTTCCTAATATAGGTGTTCTTTAAATTTTCTGGCAAACTTCTGACTTGGTATTCAGGTAATTGAACACCGGTATCCACATATTTTTGCAATAGTTGTTTGTTATTCATAGTTTAATAAACTTTTCCACCATTATCTTTAAATATTTTTCGTTGCTCTGGTGTTAATAATTCAAATCGGTTATCTGAAATACCAAAACCTTTTTCCACCTTTTTCATTGCATATTGAAATCTAACTTCATTCTGTTGTTCTGGTGTTAATAATTTAAATTGGTTATCTGAAATATCCCAACCATTTTCCGCAAATTTCATTGCATATTGAAATGTTTTCAATCTAAGTTCATTCTGTTGGTCTTGTGTTAATAATTTAAATTGGTCATTTGAAATACCCCAACCATTTTCCAACCTTTTCATTGCATATTGAAATCTTTGGTCTGGTGTTAATGATTCAAATTGGTCATTTGAAATATCCAAACCATTTTCCACTATTTTCGTTACATATTGAATTTGTTGGTCTGGTGTTAATAGATTAAACATATGTTTTGAAATATCCCAACCTCTTTTTACCCTTTTCATTGCCCATTGAAATCTTTGGTCTGGTGTTAATAAATTAAATTGTTTATTTGAAATATGTCCATCTTTTTCCACCATTTTTATTGTATATTGTCTTATTTGTTCTGGTGTTAATAATTCAAATTCATAATCTTCCAAACCACGTGGGTTGACCAAACCACCATTAGTTCGTTCAATTGCAATTAATCTTTTCCTGATATAGGTATTTTTTAAATTATCTGGCAGACTTCTGACTTGGTATTCAGGTAATTGAACACCGGTATCCACATATTTTTGCAATAATTGTTTGTTGTTCATAATTTAATAAATTTTTCCACCATTATCTCTAAATATCTTCTGTTGTTCTGATGTTAATAATTCAAATTGATATTCTGTAATTTCAAGAACTTCTTTCACCAATATTGCCAAATATCTCTCTTTTTCTTCTGGTGTGAATACATTAAATTGGTCATCTCTAATCAAAAACCCCCAACCTAGTATACTTTCAGTATATTCTTCCCTTTCTTCTGGTGTTAATAATTCAAATTCATAATCTTCCAACACATTTCCTATAGATACATCGGGAAAATCTATAGAAATTAATAATTTCCTAATATAGGTGTTCTTTAAATTATCTGGCAGACTTCTGACTTGGTACTCGGTTAATCGAGCACCACTATCCACATATTTTTGCAATAGTTGTTTGTTGTTCATAATTTAAAAAACTGTTCCACCTTTATCTTTAAATATCTTCTGTTGTTCTGGTGTTAATAATTCAAATTGGTCATATGAAATACCCCAACCTTTTTCCGCCATTTTCATTGCATATTGAAATCTTTGGTCTGGTGTTAATAATTCAAATTTATAATATGAAATTTCCCTACCATTTTCCGCCATTTTCATTGCATATTGAAATCTTTGGTCTGGTGTTAATAAATTAAATTGTTTATCTGAAATACGCCAACCTTTTTCCGCCATTTTCATTGCATATTGAAATCTATGTTCTGGTGTTAATAATTCAAATTGGTCATTTGAAATACCTTCAACTTTTTCCACCCTTTTCATTGCATATTGAAATCTTTGGTCTGGTGTTAATAATTCAAATTGGTCATATGAAATACCCCAACCTTTTTCCGCCATTTTCATTGCATATTGAAATCTTTGGTCTGGTGTTAATAATTCAAATTCATAATCTTCCAAACCACGACCAGTTTGTTCAACCGCAATTAATCTTTTCCTGATATAGGTATTTTTTAAATTATCTGGCAGACTTCTGACTTGGTATTCAGGCAATTGAACACCGGTATCCACATATTTTTGCAATAGTTGTTTGTTATTCAAGATTGTTTGTTTTTAATTTTATCATGTTATAAATAAGTTCGGAAATTTGTTCTTTGGTTATGGTTCCGTCGGGGTATTCTTGTTTTATTTTTTCTCGAATATCTTTAATTAAATTAACAAGTAAACTTATCGGCACATTTTTATAAATTTTGGGGGCAACATAAGATTTACTGATAACTCCTATTTTAATATATTCTCTAACTTTTCTTGCACCAAATTCATCAGCAATTAATTCTACATTATATAGATATTTTGCCGCCTCATCTATATTTGTTCCATCATTGTACATATCATATAATACCTCCGCTCCGTATTTTTTAAATTGATATTGATGGGCCAATTCATGAAACATGCAAAATAAAAGAAAACCCAATTTTCCGTGCAATAATTTTTTATTGATTAATACACCATTCGAGTACGCCGCACCAGCAGCTGAATTAAATTCGTCACTAAATTCGGTAAATTCTATTTTTTGACATCCACTTTTTTCAATATCACTTTTCAATTTTTTTGACCATTCTGGAAAATAATCAAAAATGGGATAATGTTCAATAATTTCAGAAATAAATTGGTCAATTCCTTCAACTTGTTCGTTTAATATTTTTTTATTATCATAACCAATAATCTCGCTTTTTGTTGAATATTGTCCTTTTTGTTCATTTGTGATATCATTATTATTTTCCATCATTTTATTTCTCATGTAACAATAAAAATTTGGGAAATTTTCTTTGCAATCATAAACATCAAATCCGTTATTTTTAAAAATACGGATATATTTTTTCATTCTATCTGAATTGTGTGTTCCAATTAATACGGGTCCAACTTCATCAATCCATTTTTTAAATTGTTCAACAATTTGACCCCAAACAACAGGCAAAGAATAATCGGTCTTGATTTTTTTATTTTGCGAATCGAAAGTACTAAAAGTGTTAGATAAACCTGTTTCAGGATTTACCGAAGATAGTCCCAATTGATATCCATTTGGATATTTAACCAAAGTTATTGAATAAGAACCAATTGTTTTTTCATCAATTATTTCAAATTTATTATAGTTAAAATTTCTTTTATCAATATCATCCAATTCGGTTTCATTTAAACCCATAATTTCTCGTATTCTTGATATGTTTTCTTGTAGATTCATATTAATGATAAATAGTTTGAATAAATAAAAACCCCCATAAAGGGGGTTTAAATCATTCGGTTGGTTTTATTTAAAAATCATCATAGTCAGGTTCCTTACCAGCATCGGCCTCACCCCACGCAAGTTCATTTACATCTTCCATATCACGAACGTAATCCATTATTTTTCTATCTCCGTTAATGATTTCCAATTCTTCTTCGGATAATTTATTTTTTTCTCCATTTTCATCAGAAATAAGTGATGAAGTTCCTTGAACCAATATGATGTTAAAATCAACTTCCCCCGGGTCATCTGGTTGATAATAATCTCTACTTCTTGATGCAGGTTGATAATATGTTATCTCAATATCAAAACCCAATTCCAATTCCATATAATCAACACCATCTTTTTTCGTTTTCACACTTACCCCAAATAAATCACCATATGGACTTGAATATTCACCAGTGAATTCAAATGAATCCGCTTCCCCATAAAAATTACCACCATTGTCATCACCATCTGACTTATCCCTCTCTTTCGGTGTCACTTCATGATAGATATTCCAATACCTAGGGTCCACGTCTATTATGTCTTTTCTTTGATTGATAGGGATATTATTTTCATTTTCATTTAATAATTGTTTCATCACCCTCTTTATCTCATTTAACTCCTGCGTTAATGTCAATGTTCTTTTTTTCATTATTGTGTTTTAATATAAATATTATTTTTAGGAATACATATATATGTCAATCTTCTTAAGTTGACATGTTAGTGATTTATGTTAGAGATTGTAAAAGAAAGTCTTTATATGTGGGGTTTTTTTGTAGAAATGCTTTAGCAATTGCAATTATTTTATCTACCTCTTCTGTTCCTAGTTTTGCATTAACACCATCGATTAACTTTTCCATATTTTCTCTTGTAAAACCTTGGTAGTGATAATTCCATAACTGGTAATAGTCGGATTCTGTTTCACCGACCCATTCTTTGCCCCATAATCCTCTTTTAATGTTTTCTAAGTCTCTTAACATTATATCCTTTTCTGTGGGGTAATTACGTATATAACCAACTACTGTATTCACCCTTTCTTCAATCTCTTCTTCACTTTTTCCAATTACTTTTTCAATATTTTCATTTACCAATCTTTGTTCTAAAAGAATATTTGATTGTTTGATGTGTCTAATTTTTCTGTAACTTCTGTTCATTTTGTTTTTTTATATAAATATTTTGTTTTTTTATATAAATATCGATTTTCCCCAAAAATTTCCGGAAATTTTTTTTTCAGAAATAGGGGGTGAAGTCAACTTTTCCAAAATTTTCCGGAAAAATTTTATTTTAAATTTACGAAAAAAAGTCGAATTTTCGGAAAAAAACTGGAAAAATTTCTGCAAAGGTATTGTCCCCCCTATTTAGACCCCCCTTTTTACCTTATATAAGGGGGGATACGGGAGGGGGGAGGGGGTACACCCCCCTACACCCCTCTATGGTAGGGGGGTCCAGACAAAATTCAAAACCCCTCGACGGGGGTTGGTAACTTTTTTCTGTCAATGGTTGTATGTAATGATTTTCTTATTATATTTGTATTCACTAAAACCCTCACCGAAAGGTGGGGGTTTTTTATTTAAGAGGAACTCCTCAGGATATCCCGGTAGGAAATTTGTCTGGAATTTCAGATGAATACCTCAGGAGTCGGACCGGTCTGACTATTGGAATTTTGTCTGGAAAAATGGTGTATGACGTTTGCCATAATGTGAGAAATTCCAGACAAAATTCACCATCAAAAAAAAACAAGGATGGTGAGGGAAATTCCAGACAAAATTCACCATCAAAAAAAAACAAGGATGGTGAGGGAAATTCCAGACAAAATTCACCATCAAAAAAAAACAAGGTTGGTAAGGGAAATTCCAGACAAAATTCACCATCAAAAAAAAACAAGGATGGTGAGGGAAATCCAGACAAATTTTCAAACCCCTGACAGGTGGTTCACCTGTTGTTACAAAGTGTGGATAACTTGTGGAAAACTTTTTTGTGTCAATGGTTGTATGTAATGATTTTATTATTATATTTGTATTCACTTAAACCAATTTATTATGTCAAAATTCATTTTTGTTCACCCATTTGTTCCAAGTGGAACACATGGTAATGAAGGGACTTTCTTTGAGAAAGACCTGACACCCTCGGAAGAGGAAACTATCTACTCAATTTTGGGAATCAACCCAAAAGAAGAGATGGTAATGGTGTACGATGGTAGTACCCCAATTTATCACCCAAAGAGTAGGTGTGAGTGGGATGGGGAAAACGAAGAGTTGGTGTGGAAGGAGAAGGATGAGAAGTTGAGAAACCTACAAAGTTGGGTGGTGTAACCCCCAATGAAACCCCCTACCGAAAGGTAGGGGGTTTTTTATTTGTGGGGATTAAAATCGGAAACGCTCGTATTCGTCATTTTGTCTGGAAAAATGGTGTATGACGCTTGCCACAATGTGGGAAATTCCAGACAAAATAAACAGGGGACGGGTGGTTCACCGAAGGGTGTATGACACCTATTACGATGGGGGGAATTCCAGACAAATTTCCAAACCCCTGACGGGGGTGGATAACTTGTGGAAAACTTTTTTCTGTCAATGGTTGTATGTAATACATTTGTTCTTATATTCGTATGTTCATTTAACCCTTAAACCCTTAACCCTATGTACACCAAAGAACAAATCCAAACCAAACTCCGTACCAACCAAAGGTGGATTGAAAGGACTCTCGTGGTTCTTTATCAAAGACAGACCTCCGATGAACAGACCACAGGTCAGACCCGTGAGTTCAATGGTATCGGTTTTAATGGACCCGATTCTCGTTACCTATCGTGGTGTTCTCGTTGGATTCTAGATGGTAACCACCTCAACCGAAAACACCTTGAAAAGTGTAGTTCTCGTCTTCCCAAGTATTGGAGACAAGTCCAAGAGTTGATTAAAGAGAAGAGTGGGAATTGACCCCTTCTTTGTTGTTCAAAGACCCTCACCGAAAGGTGGGGGTTTTTTGTTTGTGGGGATACGAAAAATGAACGGGATGGGACAGGTGGAATTTTGTCTGGAAAAAGGGTGTATGACACTTATTATGGTAAGGGGAATTCCAGACAAAATAAACAGTGGATGAGTGGTTCACCGAAGGGTGTATGACACCTACTACGATGGGGGGAATTCCAGACAAAATAAACAGTGGATGAGTGGTTCACCGAAGGGTGTATGACACCTACTACGATGGGGGGAATTCCAGACAAATTTCCAAACCCCTGACGGGGGTGGATAACTTGTGGAAAACTTTTTTGTGGTGGTGGTTGTGGGTAATACATTTATCCTTATATTTGTAGTGTTAAACCTTAAACCCAATTTATTATGATTAAATCAAAAGAAGAAAAGTCAAAAATTGAGATTGACTTAACGGGAGAACAAGGAAATTCATTTTTCCTACTCGGAATGGTTAAAAATCTTGGAACTCAAATCGGGTTGGATAAAGAAAAAATTTCTAATATCCAACAAAAAATGATGAGTGGAGATTACGAAAATCTTGTCCAAATTTTTGATAAAGAATTTGGAGATTATGTTATCTTGTATCGTTAAACCAAATCAATTATGGAAACACAAACCCAATTCCTTTCTTTTCGTGAATGGTTAGAGTACATTCGTGAGGAGTGTCTAAAAGTCGTTCCTATTGAACATTCGGAAGTAAAATCGGGGTGGAGAGTTAATTGGACACTTTATGGTATAATACTTGATTGTAAGAAAAGGTTGTGAATGGACTTTTCTTATCGAGAAACCCTCGGACTTAATTGTTCGGGGGTTTTTTATTTGTGGGGACACGGAGAAGGAAGACAGACGGAAATTTTGTCTGGAAAAGGGGTGTATGACACTTATTATGGTGGGGGAAATTCCAGACAAAAATAAACAGGACACGGGTGGTTTACCAAAGGGTGTATGACACCTACTACGATGGGGGAAATCCAGACAAATTTCAAAACCCCTGACGGGTGGTTCACCCGTTGTTACAAAATGTGGATAACTTGTGGAAAACTTTTTTGTGGTGGTGGTTGTGGGTAATGATTTTCTTTTTATATTTGTGTTCACTTAAACCCAATTTATTATGAATGAAGAAATCAAAAAAGTAACAAAGTCCGAAATTGTCCGTATCATTATGGATATTGAGGAAAAAAACCCGAACACCTTTGTAGGAGTAAAGATGAGAACACTTTTTAGTCATGTTCTAAAAAAGACAAAGGACACCAACGAAATCAACCCTTATTACAAGGAGATTTTTAAGGTAACTAACAAGACCTATCGTTTGGTTACTGACTATCAACAAAGAGTGTGGAATAACTTAATCAAAGAGGGTAAAAACCCGAACACCTTTAAGGTTGAAATTCCGAGTGGTAAAAAACATATCAGTAAATCTTTACTGACCGACAACGAAACGGAAACGAAAACCTATCTTATGATTGAGTGGTTTCCCGAAATCAAAGGTACTACCGAGTACGAGTATAGAGGTAACTCCATAGATAAGACCTTGTTTGAGAAGTGGATAAATGATGTTGAGAGTAGTAACAAAAAACAAGGTTTGGATAGAGTGGTTACACCGATAACTCCCAACCTTGATAATGTACTTGAAATTTCAGTAGGTGGTAAGAGGTACGAAATTGTGAAGGAGTAATACACACCCAAAACAAAACCGAAGGGGGTACGAAAGTATCCCCTTTTTTTTGTTCCCAATTTGGGGGACACTAAACCAGGTGGTATTTTGTCTGGAAATTCGTATTACATTGGTGGTGCAAAATCCAGACAAAATGGATACCAGGACCACAAATGAGATATTGGTGAAAAAAATTGTATCAATGGTTGTTGGTAATACATTTGTTCCTATATTTGTGTATTCATTTAACCCTTAAACCCTTTATTATGAGTAAAGATTATTTAATCGGAAAAAGAGTTCGTCTTATCTCAATGGAAAATGACCCTAACCCTATTGAAAAGGATTCAATGGGTACGATTTATCATGTCGGAGGTGGTGTCATCAATGTCAAATGGGATAGTGGTAGAACTCTTGGTTTGGTTGATGGTAAAGACCAATACGAAATTGTGGAATGACCCAATGATTGAAGTTGTTTGTCAAACAACAAGACCCTCATCAGAAATGGTGGGGGTTTTTTGTTTTAGGGGATACGGAGAAGGAAGACAGACGGAAATTTTGTCTGGAAAAAAAGTTTAATAAAATTTTGGTTTTTGAATTTTTATTCGTACATTTGTTCCGTCATTTAATTCTATTGGTAGGAATTGGTGTCATAATTTATTGGTTGGAACCCTCACCGAAAGGTGGGGGTTTTTTGTTTTTAGTCAGAATAGTCACAACCAGAGTTCAGGTGGATTTTATCTGGAAAATGGCGTATGACACTTATTGTAGTAGGGGGAAATCCAGACAAAATTTGACATCAGAAAAAACAAGGTTGTTGTGGATAAATTTTTTTATGTCAATGGTTGTGGGTAATACATTTATCCTTATATTTGTATGTTCAATTTTTCATTCACCCTTAAACCCTTATTATGAAAAGAGGTATTTTGATTGACGTTGTAGAACGTAGTGTTACTGAAATTGATGTAACACAAAAAATTTCTCAACACCTTCGTTGTGATATGATTGACGTTGTGATGTATTCCGATTCGGAAGATATTTACGTTGATGATTCTTGGAGGTTCAACACCGAAAACTATGTGAATACTTATTTTGAAATTGAAGGTGTAACTAAACCTATTTGTTCTAATGGATTGATTTTAGGTATCGACCACCAAACGGGAAAAAGTGTTAATACCACTTTAAGTTTAGAGGAAGTTAAAAGTAAGATTAAATTCTTAACTTTTATTCCCACCCCAAAAAATGGAGGGTTTTTTTTCGTATGGAAATGAAACTTTATGGTGGAACATTAAACCCTCACCGAAAGGTGGGGGTTTTTTATTTGTGGGGATTGGAAACGGAACCAGTCTGACTGGTGAAATTTTATCTGGAAAAGGGGTGTATGACACTTTTATTATGTTACGGAAATCCAGACAAAATAAACACGGACGACAGATGAGGGAAGTGTGGATTTTTTTTTATGTGAGTGGTTGTAGGTAATACATTTAATCGTATATTTGTGGTGTTAAACCTTAAACCAAATTCAAATGGACTAGATTCAAGAAAAAAATAAAAAAACAATGTTACCCAAAGGGTTTTTATCATCAGGTAACCAACCGACACAGAGGGCGGTTGAAATGTTTTTTGTTTATCTTTCAACTTTACCCGATGGGTGGGATATTAAAAAAATTAACAAAAGTTCACTTGAAATATTACGAGACTATTTCAATGTTGATTATGGTTTTAGTGCTATGATAATGTGGGGAATAAAGATTGGATGTGCAAAATCAAATTCATCAAAAGATACATATGAGGCGATGTCCACCGCGTTTATTATCGCTAAAGGTATGATTGGTCAAAAAGTTAAACTAACAACCAAAAAAATCTCTCCGTTAGAATACTCAAACGCGGCTTGATTAAACTAAAAAAAAGGAGTGGGGTTAAGTGAATGAATAAATTTTTCACTCCGAGAACCCCCACCGAAAGGTGGGGGTTTTTTATTTATGGGGTTTGGAAACGGAACCAATCTGACCCGTGGAATTTTGTCTGGAAAAGGGTGTATGACACCTACTACGATGGGGGAAAATCCAGACAAAATTCACGACACCGAACCGATGGTTCACCCGTTGTTACAAAATGTGGATAACTTGTGGAAAACTTTTTTATGGAAAAGGTTGTGGGTAATACATTTGTTCTTATATTTGTATCGTTAAACCAAACCTATTATGATAGTAGAACTCAATTCCGTTGGTAGTGTGGTTGATACTGAAACACTTTTTACATACCCCAAATATATCGATGGTGGGTATGATAAAGATGGTGGTGTCCATATATGTGAAGTCAGTGATGAATGGTATTCCTCTTTGAACGAAGAAGACAAGTATGTTGTCGATACACTATTTTTTATGACAAAACCGACTTGATAGTACCCCTTCCCCGATTTTGTCTGGAAAGAGTGTGTGGTACTTATTATGGTAGGGAGAAATTCCAGACAAAATTTGACATCAGAAAAAAACAAGGTTGTTGTGGATAACTTTTTTTGTGGTGGTGGTTGTATGTAATGATTTTCTTGTTATATTTGTGTTCACTTAAACTCAATTATTATGAATACACAAACAGATTTATTACCTCAACAAATTATTCAAAAAATGGTTAGGGAAAAGATTGACGATTTATTAACTGAACAAATTGACTATGAATGGGGTAATTCGGATTTCACCAACGAATTGAATTCTTATACTGATTTGACATTAGTTCAAACAACTCGTTCGGTTACATTGAATGAAAGTTTTTATGAAAGTTTTCTTAAACACCTCACGGAAGTCGTGTCATCGGGGATTATGGTTTTGGTGGAAAAGGACACGAATTAGAGATGGTATGTTTTAAGAATCCCTCACCGAAAGGTGGGGGTTTTTTATTTGTGGGGATACGAAAGAAGGACGGGACGGGACAGGTGGAATTTTGTCTGGAAAAAGGGTGTATGACACCTACTACGATGGGGGAAAATCCAGACAAAATTCACGACACCGAACCGATGGTTCACCCGTTGTTACAAAGTGTGGATAACTTGTGGAAAACTTTTTTGTGTCAATGGTTGTAGGTAATGAATTTGTCCTTATATTTGTGTTCACTTAAACCCAATTTATTATGAACAACCCATCAACAATTCCATCACAACCCAATGTTCTTCCCGACACTCGACCAAAAGAAAAAGGTAAACCAAAACGAAGAACACCTTATGACCCAGGACCCCGTACTGACCCTAAACCCAAAGGGTAAGTAATTCAACCCCCACCGAAAGGTGGGGGTTTTTTATTTGTGGGGATACGAAAGAAGGACGGGACAGGTGGGATTTTGTCTGGAAAAAGGGTGTATGACACCTACTACGATGGGGGAAAATCCAGACAAAATTCAACACCAAAGAAAAACAAGGTTGTTAAAAATGAATTTCTTTATGGAAAAGGTTGTGGGTAATACATTTGTTCTTATATTTGTATCGTTAAACCTTAAACCAAACCACTTATGAATAAGTACATTGATTTCTCCATTGACCACAATGGTAATTGTGAATGGATTGATGACTTTCTTGTCAATAACGAAGAAGTGATGATTGATGAAACGGATGTTCAACCTTTAATTGAAGAATTGAAGAAGATAGAGGGATTCAATATCTCTGAACACCGAACCGAAGTTCGTATTTGGTGGAACGAAAACGGAACTATGGATATTCTTTATCGGTATTTCAACGATTCGGATTCGGGGGATTTTGATGAACATAGATTATATCCCCCCACACCAATTAACTTTGAACCCTAAGTTGTCTAATCAACTTAAACCCTCACCGAAAGGTGGGGGTTTTTTATTTGGGAAGAATCCCTCAGTGATACCGGGATGTTGGATTTTGTCTGGAAAAAGGGTGTATGACACTTATTGTAGTAGGGGAAATCCAGACAAAATTCCGAGATGACCGAGATGGTGGTGATAAATCACAATATGTTATATAACAACAAATAAATCATAACAACAAACACATACATTCCAGACAAATTTTACGACACCGAACCGATGGTTCACCCGTTGTTACAAAATGTGGATAACTTGTGGAAAACTTTTTTATGGAAAAGGTTGTGGGTAATACATTTGTCCTTATATTTGTGTTCACTTAAACCCAATTTATTATGAAAAACACCCCAATTTCAATCACTCAAACCGAGTTGATTAACATTCTCAATGGTATTGAGAAACCAACATTTTGTAACCTTTTAACGGAAACCATTGTCAAGATGAACAAGGGTAAAACCAAAGAAGGTATTATTGAACCTAACCCCTATCACGATAAAGTGGTAAAACTTAAAAGTGGTAATTTTCTTATTGGTTCGGATTACGAAAAACGAGTAATTGTAAACGATGAAAAGGAAGGTGGAGAAGGTGATTTCAAAAGTCAAGAGAGTAAGGTCGGTAAACATATTTCAAGATGTGTTTTGTTTAATGAAAAGAAAAACAGGTACTATCTATCGTTGGAGAGATTTCCCGAAGTAAAACCAAAGGTGGAGTATTTGTTTGAGGGTAACACTATTGATAAAGTAATTTTCGATAAGTGGATTTCCGATACTGACAATTACCAAAACCAACCCCAAGAAAGAAAAGTGGAGTGGACAACCCTAATGTTATCGAACATTCGAGAGATTAGTTTGAACGGAAATAGGTATAAAGTTGAGGGGTAACACCCTCAATTTTGTATCACAAACCCTCACCGAAAGGTGGGGGTTTTTTATTTGTGGGGATACGAAAGAAGGACGGGACGGGACAGGTGGGATTTTGTCTGGAAATTCGTATTACATTGGTGGTGCAAAATCCAGACAAAATTTGAGTCCGAGACTCACGGGTGAGGTTGTGGTAAAAAAAAATTGTGGTGGTGGTTGTATGTAATGATTTTCTTATTATATTTGTGTTCACTTAAACCTTAAACCAAACCAATTATGACAAACATTTTCAAACCCTTCAATGAGGATTTTTTTTCAAAGTCCAACCGAACAATTAAGTGGTACGATAAACAAGGAGTATTTCAAACAACGGATGGTGTTGTAACCATAACCATTGATGATGTTGGAGTCCGTGACCACTACAATGGGTATTGGGTGGAAAAAATTAACCCCCGTGTTGGGTCTATTGTTAAAAAGTTTTTTCGTTTCTCCGACCATTTAACAATGATACACCGAAATGAACGGGATAAGTATTCTCACGTTTGGTTACAAGATAGTAGGTTTGAATGGTACATATCCAAACCAAAGGACACCAAAGAAATGACCGATGTGATTTTTGATTGGATTGATAATTTCACAACACGTCCGTAACCCTCATTGAGGTATGACAAACCCTCACCGAAAGGTGGGGGTTTTTTGTTTGGTAGTGATTGGAATCGGGACAGATGGATTTTGTCTGGAAATTCGTATTACATTGGTGGTGCAAAATCCAGACAAAATTTGAATCCGAGACTCGAAAATGTGGATAACTTGTGGAAAACTTTTTTGTGGTAATGGTTGTATGTAATGATTTTCTTATTATATTTGTATGTTCATTCACTTAAACCCACGGATGGGGGATAAACCAAACACCAATGATATGAACACAATTTATTTAGAGTTCTCACTAGACCCAATGGGTGATGTGGACGAGATTACCAATTTGGTCATTAACGATGAATCGGTAGATGTTGATGACGATGAAAAGTCCGTTTTGGATTTTGTTGAGGAGTTAAAGAAGTTGGATGGGTTTATGGTTTCCGAACACCGAACCGAAGTCCGTTGTGATTTGAAGGAGGATGGTACGATGGATATTGACATTGAGTATTTTAATTTCCTTACCTCACCTCACGAGTACAAGTTGGTTGGTATTCCGAGAATACCCTTCGACCACGAATAGTGGTTGATGACCTCAACGAAGACCCTCACCGAAAGGTGGGGGTTTTTGTCTGAACAATCCCCTATATTTGATGTATGACTAAACTACCCCTAACTAAACGATTGAGATGTTTGGTGGATTTGATTGTTTTTTCCCCACTCATTATCCATTCCATTTGGATTATTTCCAGACAAAAATCCTCTCGACCTGATGGGAGATAAAATTTTTTTTGGTGGTGGTTGTTCGTAATACATTTGTTCTTATATTTGTATCATTAAAACAAACCAATTATGTCTAACACTATTCCTTATACCATTGAAATCGGTGTCTATTACAACATAGATGAAGAAACGGGTAAACCCATGTTTGATACCGATAGTATGACCGAAGAATTTCAACAAAAACTCAATGAGTTGGAAACAAATGAATGGGACACCGATGAACAATAAAATCGTATCGTGTCGGATAACCGACCAACCGAAATCTTTATTTGACCCAATGCCCCAAGTATGGGTTACATTGGAGAATGAAAGTAAAGAACAATTCTTGTTTGAGTATTATCCTGATGAAATTAGTTTCACCCCAAGTGAGTTTATTGGATTGACAATGGATGAAGGTAAACACTTAAAATACCTAAAAGATAGAAAGTTCTTGACAACTTGAAGGAAATCGTCAATTTTGTCTGGAAAAGGATGTATGACATTCCAGACAAAATTTATGGAAGTGCGTGGGGGGTTGTTTAATTTTTATGTCAAATGGTTAAACAAAAAAATATTTTTCAATGAATGGTTGTGTGTAATGATTTTGTTCTTATATTTGTTCCGTTAAACAACTTAAACCCATTTTTATATGAACAAAGATTCAATTAGTGATTGCCTCGGTATTGGATTAGACAATCCAAACTACCCAAAACTTATCGGAAGTAAAGTGATAGATGTACTTTCGAAAGAAGAAACCATTTCCGAAGTCTTGTTAAATCTCGGTTCTTGGTCAAAGATGGAGAACTTTTTTTCAGAAGAAAAATTGACACCTTATGAGAAAGAGTTGTTATTTATTGGTTATGTGGTTGGTTTGAGAAATGCAACTTCATCCCAAGACTCATTAACTCAATTAGAAAAAATGGTTGAGTTGATGGAAAGAGTGAAAAAGGTTAGTAAAGAAGGTTAATCATCAATCTATCTTAACGAAGAACCCTCACCGAAAGGTGGGGGTTTTTTGTTTGGGGAGAATCCCTCAGTGCTACCAGGATGTTGGATTTTGTCTGGAAAAGGATGTATGACATTCCAGACAAAATTGGAGTCGGAATTCTGGTCCCTCCAAAAAAGATTAAATTATTTTTTTGTGAATGGTTGTATGTAATGATTTTATTATTATATTTGTCTCGTTAAACTTTAAACCCCTTATTATGAAACATCAAAACAATCATCCACCTAATTACTATCTGAACCTCGCAGAGGAAAGGAAAAAAACTTACAATCTAATCACTCCAACGGAAATGAACCTAAAAATGAGGGACTTCATTCCGTGTATCTACCAAAAATGTTCCCCAAATATGTACGGGCATGTTTTTAGTCAAAAAATTATTAAAGAAACAAACGGATTTTTCAAAACATCCCCTCACTCAATGGATAACGGAGATTTTTATTTTAATGTTGGTTATCAGAGTTTTTATGGTGAAATTAAAATTTCTTACAAGGGAAAAAATGGTGGTTACAGAATTACCAACATACGAGACCACCAAAAATTTAATTTCTTTTTACTTTGTTTTGTCGATACCCAAAAAAGTTTTATCCCCCAATATTATGTTGTCCCCAAAGGGTCAATAACCGAAAGTAACTTTTTTTCATTAACACCTATGAACGGAACATTTTTATCTAATGTTAATAATGAAGTTGTACCAAAATCGACAAATGTGAAGCACGAATATTGTGAATGGTTTTTTAAAAAACATAACATATTAAAAGGAAACAAATTTTCACATTTGAAACAATTTTTTAATGAAGATTTTATTAAAACAACTCAATTTTATCAACCTTAAATTTTTAAACAATGGAAACTAGAACACAATTTTCAAAACAAGAAGTCTGGTCAATCGACAAATTTTTATCCGTTCCTGTATATGAAAAAAACAGAACTATTGAACCCCGACTTAAACGAATTACCAAACTTTTAAAAGATAACAAAAATCAAAGATTATTTGAAGTATCGGTTGGTGTTGCAACAAAAGATTTTGATGAAACATTATCTCGATACAAAAAGGATGATGTTTTTTGTCTGGATGGTAATTGTAGAAGTGAAGTTTGGAAAAGAAACCCATCATTATGTCCAGAAAATGTTTTGGTCAATGTTTATTCATTAGATACAAAAGAGAAATCGGACGAAACTTATTTCACTTTTGATAATTCATCAGCCAGTGAAACTTCCAGTGATAAAATGAGTGGTTTACTTCGTGAGAAAAACTATTCAGCAAAAAGTGATGTTATACGATATGGTAGAATGAACACTTTTCTTAAAAAATCAACTCGTTATTCTTGTGATAAAGATGGGGTGTATTTAATGAACTCATCGATTGAGAAAAAGTTAAATTTTCATTGGGATGAAGTTACATTTCTCGACCAATATCAACAAATTTTCAACAAAAGTGTAAAGGGGTCTTGTAATGTATATGCCGCATTATTGATGGTTGGTAAAAAGTATGGTGTTACTCACCCTCGTTTCAAAGTGTTACTTGATAACTATTGTAATGAAGAAACCGAAGTGAACAACAAAGATTATGTTGATGGTGTTACTTATGTTTTCAATACCTTGTATGGAAAACACAAAGAAATTTGGGGTAACAACGCATTTAGTGTTAATTGTTCACCTTTATTTGGAAAAATTTTGTTTTCTTTTGAAACATTTGTGTTGGGTAATTTTATTGAAAAAAACAACAAGAAAAAAGATAGTTTTTATATGGACTATTATCGGGATTTTTATTTCAGTTAAACTCACCCCCTTTAATGAACCCTCACCGAATGGTGGGGGTTTATTGTTTGAGGAGAATCCCTCAGAGCTACCGGGATGTTGGATTTTGTCTGGATAATTCCAGATAAAATTGGAGTCGGAATTCCGGCGTACCAAAATTGTTTTTTCAATGAATGGTTGTGTGTAATGATTTTCTTCTTATCTTTGTATCGTTAAACCAATAAGATATGGAAAATACTTTAATCATTCATCCAAAGGATAAAACAACACAATTTTTGGATATTGTCTATAATCCAATTCCAAACAAAACTATCATAACAGGTGGTCTTTATAGGAAGGAAATCCACGAGTTAATTGAGGGACACGATAGAGTTATGATGTGTGGACACGGAAGTCCTGGCGGTTTGTTTTCCGTTGGACGATTTCCAAGTAATAACTTTTATGTCATCGACGATAAGTCAGTTGGTGTTCTCAAAAAGAAAAACAATTCGATTTTTATCTGGTGTAATGCCGATAAATTTGTGAGAAACCACAACCTTAAAGGTTTCTTTTCGGGAATGTTTATCTCTGAACTTTACGAGGCTACATATTGTGGTGTAAATTCAAACCAAGATGATGTTGATGAAAGTAATTACGGATTTTGTAATCTTTTATCCGAATGTATCAACGAACCGATTGAGAATATGTATCAAAGTATAATTGAGGGGTATGGTAAAATTGCAAAAAGAAACTCCGTCGCAAAGTATAATCACGACCGATTGTATTTATTGGTTTAACATTTGAAAGGGTAGGTCGTGATTGGGGATACTCACAAGGTATCCCCATTTTTTTTGCTAAAAATTATAGGGGCCCAGCAAGCGGCCCGTGATTTTGTCTGGAAATTTGTATTACATTCGTGGGGAATTCCAGACAAAATTCAAAACCCCTCAGGTGGTTCACCCGTTGTTATAAAATGTGGATAACTTGTGGAAAACTTTTTTATAGAAAAGGTTGTATGTAATGATTTTCTTATTATATTTGTATCGTTAAACTAAACCCCTTAATTATAGCATCCTATACACTTGACCCCGAAGACCCAAGACAAGATGACAACTTGGGTAAAATGTTATGTTTTCACCGAAGATACTCTTTGGGAGATAAACACGGCTACAAATCCTATGACTATAATAGTTGGGAGGAAATGAAGTCCCATATTATTAAAGACAACGATGTATTAGTTATCTTACCACTATATCTATACGACCACTCTGGAATTACAATGAATACCACTGGATTCGGTTGTCCCTGGGATAGCGGACAAGTTGGTTGGATTTTTGCAACAAAGAAAGATGTTAGACAATGGTTTAACCTTAAAAAGATAACTAAACCTTATATTGATAAGGTAAGGGAAATTCTTTTGGGAGAAGTGAAGATGTATGACCGATACTTAACTGGTGAACACGAGTACGAGGAGATAGAAGACTAGCCCGTGTTTTTGTCTGGAAAAAAAAGATTTGGATAATTAAAATTTTGTTTCTACATTTGTATTCAACTAAACCCATATTATATGTTCATTAAACTCACATTTTATCCGTCAAATAAACCCACGATACTCAATGTTTCGTCAATAAAATCAATTTACCAAGTTTATAACAAACAAGGTGGTGAATACAACACAAAAATTGAGTTCAATAATGGTTCTTATGTTAATGTATATGAAACACTTGATGAAATTCTAATGGTTTTACCAAGCGAGAAAAGGGAGTGGGGGTTAAGTGAATGATTGAACAATTTTCCACTCCGAGAAACCCTCACCGAAAGGTGGGGGTTTTTTATTTCACCAATTTGAGCTTGGGCAACATGTTTGTCATTTTGTCTGGAAAAGGGTGTATGACATTCCAGACAAAATCCCCTGGCGTGTTTTTGCTGTAAATCACATTCCAGACAAAATCCCCTGGCGCGTTTTCGCTGTAAATTTTTTAGCGCGTTTTTGCTAGTTATCCCACATTTTGTCTGGAAAAGGATGTATGACATTCCAGACAAAATGTGGGGTT